GATATTGACCATGAGAAGAGAATACAGCATTCTGTCCACTTGTTTCATGATCTGAATATTGTAATGAAGTAGCAGCTACTAGATTATCAGAATCTCCAGTGGTTGCATTATAATCAACAGTATTTGTAGCAGTACCACCAGCTGCAACATCTGCCTGAACAGCTGCATCCTTAGCGCCTCCTGCACTTGTACGATTGATAAGATATGAAATATTAGTAGAAGAACCAGCTGTAAGGTCTGTAACATTTACTCTACAACCTCTTAAAGGCATTCTACCACCATAGTAAGCTGAATTATCTGGAGAAACCTGTACATAAGAAGAATTGAATACCGGACTAGACTCAGTTTGTCTCAATCTCATGTTATTCCACTTAATCCAAATAGAATCATCTCCTTCTTTACCTTCAGCATAAGAATAGAGTTGATCATTGATGCTTTCAGTACCAACATCTTCCAATAACCTAAGTAATGGAAATTCTTCTGGCATTATTTTTCTGACATCATCATAAATATCTACAATGAATGAACCCATGTGTTCATCCCAGATAGCTTCTGTTGCTCCGATACCTTGTGTTTGTGGCATTAAAGGAGAAGTACCAGAGCGGTTGAAATCCTTATAACCTGCCGTTGTTGCTAACCCATTATATTTGGGAGCATTAGTTGTATAACCAGCCATATTATTTACCTCTTATTATAATAATGAACCTAAATTAACTCTCTTCTCTGCCTTTATAAAATCATCATAGCGAGAAGTATTTTGTGCAACACTTACAGGAGGTTGCGAACCATTTAGTTTGTTAGCTGCAAAAGCAACCTGTTCTTTTATGGAAGTTTTGTTTAGAATGCCTATTACATCTTCTGCTTTCAATCCGTATCTACTAGCTTCTACACTTAGTTCTCTCAAAGCATTTACAGCTTGAGGATCCAATTGCTGTTGCTCTTGTCTTGGTTGTACTCTCTGTTCTTGATTCGATTGCTGATTAGGCTGAGAATTAGTACCTAGAGTATCACCTAACAATGTGTCAAGAAAGTCGTTAGACTCTTGATCATTCGTCTGTGCAGGAGCTTGATATTTCTGCTGTTCTGCAACAGGTTGTCTGTATTGTTCTTCATACTGTCTAACAAGATTTTCATTATTGTTAAACGCTAGTGCAGCATCAAGTTGACTTTGTAACTGCTCATTCTTAATCATTAGATCATTCGCATCAACTTGTGGTTCTTCAAAGATACCTAGTTGAGCTTTTGCGTTTCTTCCTTGTTGTTCCCAAGACGGTAGTGTATTCACTATACCTCTTCCAGGAATCCATGCATTAGACATTGTTTACCTCCATTATATTTAGTAAGTCATTTAATGTAACCTTATCCTTCGCTACTTCTCCAACAAGTTCTTGTAGCTTATCTATTTCTTTTTCTTTAGCTGTCAACTCTATATTATGGTTTACATCCTTAACTTTACCCATAACATTAGCATTAGCCATAATTTTCTGTACTCTAAGAGCTGCTCTAGTATCTCCATATTGCTTATCTAACTTAGCTTTATGCTCTGTAGTAAGTACCGTTACGCCCATGTCTTCTAATTTCTTTTTCATCTGTTTTAATTCTTGATCTTTCTCTTCTAGAGCCTGTTGTAATGATTCCGACTGTTGTGCTAAGTTAGCAATCAAATCTTCTCTCTCAAACAACTCATCTTTATTATCTATAGGAGCATATCTCAATACAGATTTAACATCCTTAATTAAACCAGTTTGATAGAAGTCGTACATCAAACTAAACTTATGTGCATTAAAGCTAGGTTCATAACTACCTGCAACAATACAAATATCTTCACTTAAATCCTTAGTAGAGTTGATGATTCCTGTAGCAGCCTTAGCATACTTAAATTTACTCTTCATCTCTAATACTTTAGCTTGTGCTTTAATATCACCAATCTGTTTAGCTAATGTAGCTTTATACTGTTCAATGCTAGCATCATTTTCAAAGTTAACTTGATTATTAAGACTTATAACATCTTTAATCTTATCAGCATCTACAACAGAAAGAATAGTCTCTCCAGGAATATAAGCCTTAACAAACTGTATTACTATAGTACCTATTAGAGATAAAGCCTCTTCCATAATTACAGAAATATTCTTCAACCTATTCATAGCCATATCATAATACTGTTCCATCTCTAACTTCTCTTGCATACCTTGATTACCAAAAGATGCTTGTTCTGGTATTGTATTAGCTCTAATCTGATTCTGAGCATCTTGATACAATGTAAAGAAACTCTGATTCAATGGTTGTCCACTGATAACAGTAGGAGGCATACTATTTTGACTATCTCCTGCTAATATAATTAAGTTACCTGGACCGTTATATTCTCTCTGTAACTTACCTCTATCATTACCAATAATATCAGCTTCTCTTAAGAATACCTTTGAGCTACTTGTATTCATAGCATTAAGTAATACAACACCATAAGTCTTATTTGTAAATTTCTGTAACTGTTGGAGAAAGTAAGCCTCGCCTAATGGATAAGGAGTTCCTGTTGCTTCAGAGAAGAATGGAACTAAAGGTATGTTAGTGATACTCTTATCCATATCTTGTCTAATAACATGGGAAGTACCTATAATGGTTTCCATTATAATCTTGTCCTTAATTTCTCCATCATCATCCTTATACGACTCTTTTCTAAATCCTTCAAACACTTTGAAATATCTTTTCTCTTCATCATATAAGGCATTAAGCTGTATAACATAACCTGTATCAGAGTTCATTCCTCTAGCTTTTTCAGGTAATCCATATGCTAATCCATCTATTCCATAAGTAGCCTTAAGAACATCCTCTGGAAGATATTTCTCAACATACATAAATCTTGCATCTCTCATCATAATGTCAGTGCTTGTCTTATCAACAATCACTTCATTATAATTCAACTTCTTCAACAAGATCTTCTTGCCTTCAACATATACATAACACCAAGAGATATTATCTCTTAATCCACTCTTAATATAATCCCTAAAGAATAGATTACCCTTACTATTATTAAATACCCATTTTAACAACCTATTATAAATATCACTCTCTATTGTATCATTCTCTCCCATTGGATTAGCCTTAAACTCTGGAAGATTACTTGTTAATAGAGAAGCCATGTCATTGATACTTGTTCTAATCTTATTAATAGTAATGATAAATTGATTTCTATCTTTCATCATTTGTTCTTCTTCATCTGTCAACTGTTGCCCAAAGAACATATCTCTACATCCAGATGAACACTCACAATACTTCTTAAACTCTCTACCATAAGAACCAAATAGATTTTGATACAGAATGGTTAACTCTTTCTCAGACATAGTTTGTATGCTTTTTATATCCATCATAATGTTACCCAGCTTTCGTTATACCCAACATTTTTTTCTACGAATCTCATCTCTTCTATTTGTTTCTGAACATCTATGTTAAAAGGTTTTCTTCCATGTATAACACTCAAATACATTCCATCTAAAGTATCATCATGTTCTGTTAATCCACCACTAAATCCTGCACCCTCTTCTTTCAACAACCCTATATTTGGACAACCTTTAATATATGATACCTGTCTAGTATTAATTGGAACACTTAAACCTTCTTTAAACTTATTGCCTTTATTGATCTTCTTATCAAATTTATTTATTGGAAAGAATTTACCTTGTCTCATCTGTTCGCTTCTAACTAACTGTAATAAAGCTAATTGATAGGCTACTGTCTCTATTGTAACTCCATTAAAGTGATATTTCTCATGCAATTTAAATACAGTATCTCTCTGTTTCTCGACATCCATTCTATCAGCTATTATATCTAATATTATGTAACTACCATTAGGAAATATTCCCATAACAAAGAATATGCTTCTATCACTTTTATCAGTAAGGGCTATTGCAGGATCACAACCAAGAAACGTATTAACAGGTAAACAAGTTCCATTACTAAACTTAATATATTTAAAGGTCTCATACTTTTTGAATATACAGTCCATTTCAACTATGGCTTCCATATTCAGTACTGGTGCTCCAGCAAGTCTAGGTATATTATAATACTCTTGCCAGAACTCCCACATGTTAGCTCCACCATTGATCTGTTCGTAATATTGCTTCTTAGCTTTAATTACGTCAATAGGGAATCTTTTCTTCCATGTAGGTTCACCTATATTAAGGTGATCACTAGATATACCTCTCTCAAAGTAATAACCATTAGGTTCTTTAAACAAATCAGGTCTTGTCTTATCGTTCTTTATATTAGCTAAGAAACTATCCGGATGAACTATAGTACCTTGAAATATTAACTTATAATTAACATCACCTGCTGGTAGTAAAGCAGAATTAATTCTGTTCAACACATCTTCTCTCTGCTCTTGAGTCTTAGTATTTAATTCAGATTCAAAGTCATCTGCTACAACTTTACTAGGTCTATTATGTCCAAACTTAATACCCCTAATTCTAGACCTAAAACCTTTAGCTGTTAAATAACAACCATTGCTAAACAATGCCTCATGCTGATTCCAAATCTTACCTTTATTAACTCCATATAATCTACCTAATATTTCATTTTCTAATATTTCATTCTGAATTGTCATAAGATCTCGCATACACTGATCTTCAGCTTCAGAAGTAAATACTGATACCTTCTCTAATCTATAACTAATGTCATGTGAACTACTTATAGTCTTAATCGTACTCTTTGCTGCACCTCTAAATAAAACTAATGCTGCATAAGTTCCATTTCCTCTTGCTAATTGATCATGTATATTATATATATCACTATGAAACTGAGGTACTTCTGTAACAACATGTGGATAACAAACTCTAGCATACAATTCCTTAGAATGAAACATATCTCTTTTAAGTGTTGCTATCTCTGGTTTACTTAATGAATTGAGTTTATTATACATGGAGATCATTGACATAGATTAGTCTCCGCTAACTCTTCTGTTGTAAACAACTTTCTAGCTACACTACTTATCTGTTTACTTGTAGGTAGTACAATCTCAACTGCTGTTTGGCATTCTATTTGTTGGGCTTCAATAACAACAGCCTCTTCTGTATCTTCTCCAAACATTTTTCTTCCCACATCTGAGTTCTTTTCAGATCTTTCAACTGCTCTGGGGCTAACCCCTAAGAGGTCTCCTAAATCATTGTTAGCACTGTATGCTATCTGGTTATTTCCGTTTGCCCATTTAACTAAATTAAGTAGATACATATCTTCACTGAATCCCATATCTCTTACTTTAGTAGCAACTATATTATTCATGATTGCCCTCAATCTTGGTGAACCTTTTATTATATTACCATTAGGATCGCACTTATCTCCTCTTATCTTAGCAGTTGCCTGTATCTCTTCTTTCTTAGTGCTCATCCTAACCAATAAATGCTCTTCTTTGTAATCTATTCCAGAATATGATCCAGAAGGCATCTTAGGTATAGTTTGTATAAAATAGTCTCCATAATGAAACATTCCAGTATTCATCTTAATCAAACCAGTATCTTTATGTTTTCTACTAGCAATAGTCTTATATACCTTAGCAAATAACTTACTACCATCATTAAACCTAAAATAGTCTCCTTCTTTGATACTCTTGAATGGAGTATTATGATCTACTATAGTCTTTCCAACTATATCCCATTCATGATAATACTCAACTAAATAAGTCTTTCCTCTAGGTTTTAATTCGTAGTATAACATTAGTTAAGTAACTCCTAAACTACAGCTTGACATTCATAATCATAACATGTCTCATTAATTGTAGGAACTTCAGCATGACCTATAGCTCCTTCTTTTACATTGAAATCTATACTCTTCAATCTTATCTTCTCATAGTTCTCTATCTCAATGTAAACTGTATAATAAGGTTTGCAATTTATCTTTATTATACTTACTGCTTCTACAGTTAAATAAGCATTAGGTCTTAGTGGATCAACTGGATACTCTAATGTAAATGAATTTATAAGGTTTGTCAAGCCCAAATGTTTTTCATTTATGCCATAGATATTGATCTTAGCAAGTGTATCATCACCATCTCCACACTCTTTATAATTATACTTAACTATAACCTTATCCGAGAGATACAATTTGTTTTCTAACATACTAAAATAACCCAAACTCTTTGTCATAGCTCAACCTCAAATAAAGATACAAATAATTGTAACTGCTTATCAATTTTTAAATCATTAGCCGGTAATCCATTCTTTGGAGCTCCTTCACCAGGATCGTTATAATCAGTTGCTGAGATAGAAATTGATATATCGCCTAGCTTTATATTATCATTTAATGTGCAATCAAACAATGTCATTACACCAGATGTGTCTATGCCAGTCTGATAAAAATATATTGTAGATGGCGAAGATGTTTTATATATTGTTATAGTAGATGTAGATAAATTACAAGATAATCTAATAAATACCTTTTGAATATAATAATCAATCATATCCTTAAACATTACCATATTTGAAAGTATTATTATAGTTTGATTAGCCATACTTCCATCATCTACAATTACAGTAGAATTAGTAAATGTATAGTTAACATTTGTATCTATAATGGTTCCAAAGTTATTGCTTCTATTAGATATTGATATATCACCAGTAACGCTTAATACTATACTATACGTATCATAAATAATCTCTACACTATTATTATCTTTAGATATATATTTTTTAAACACATATCCCTTTGTACTAAATATCTTATCGACTCTATCGCTTATGCAATATATTCCATTTAAGCAAATACAATACATTCTATTTGCTAATTGTATTGGTTGACAAATAATTTGATCGAATAATGTCGTTAATTGCTCCATTCCATTCTTAGTTATTCTAAGTATTATAGATTTATTCTTATAAGCTATTGCACTGATTCCATCTGAATAAAATACATCAATTACAGAAAACAATAGACTCTCATTTGATGGAATCATATTGAACATTGCTGACTTATATAATATACTATCTTTTAGAATAGCTTTAAATGTATCATAATATATATAATTGTTATTAAAATCATAATTTGATTTATAATTAACTTTATATACATTCTTGAAAAACTCTGGTATAGATACATAGTTTCTAGTAATTGCATCTATTGTTAAACAATTAATTATTGACATAAAGTTTTTAGGAGTTAAATTCATTGTTATATCAGTTTCAGATAATGGGGCTGACATATCTGCAATGATATGATAAGCACTTGGCATATTTAAGTAGAATCCATATGATTCCATAATAGCATTGCCATTGTCATTACAAACTCCAACAGCGTTATCTAAGTGGGTCGATGTTGGATATAGGATACTCCATTGAGTATTAAACCTAACATTAACTTTAGATAATGTTATAAATATATCATCATTATAAGAACATATGTTTACCCACATTTGTTTATTGTATTTTTCATTTGTAGTAATACCTGAATAATCATTTGTAATATTACTATATATTATATTTTCAAATATATGCATATCTGATGTATTTTGGTGCATTAATGGAGCAGTATTTATTTCACTAACCTTAATCCATTGTAAGTATTTAGTTAATTCTTCAGAAGCCACCGTTTCTTTATATTTAACTACTAAACTAATATTAGACACACTCATTTTAGATACAAATATACTAGTAATTATTGGATAATCTATATTTAAAGAAGTTAATCCATCATTAATTAAGAGACCATTTAATATTATCTTCTCATTATCAAATGGTTTTAACATAAATGTATAACATGTATTACCAGAAACAAATTGATCAACTAATTTAATTAAATATAAATCAACATCATCTGATAATGTAAACTTTTTATATGCCAATGAAGATGCTAAATCACTTATCCCATACCTCTTTCTATATGTATTCCTAACAGTATATAATTCTGGTTGAGTTGGATACAATGTAACTATGGAATTATTTGCATCATGAGTAGTCTCAGTTGTAATAGACATGTCTATACCAAGTATTGCTGTATTAGCTTGAACTGAATTAAAGTAACATCCAATATTCTTTGTAGTACTAGCACCATATAGTTGAATTAATGAAACTTTAAAACATGAAGCATAATTATAAATTGTTTTTACATCATCATTATACAAATAAGATTGTGCATTGTTATACGAACTTTCAACTAATCCTCCTGTTGTGGTTAGATCATTCGAAGCTCTATGTAGTGGATTGATATAAGAATTATCAAGTAAAGATGATGTTGTTGGAGCTGAGTTATCTCCAATAGATGAATTTAATCTAAAGGATGTAAAGTATAGATTTTCTTTATTATTTATAGTGATATATGAAAATGTTTTAGTTTTAGATGGCAATCCAAGTGCAAAGTCGATTGATACCTGTTCGCTTACATGATCCGTTGTTAATTTTTCTGTTGATAGAATCTTTATTCCTTCTATACAAACAAAGTCTCCATTCGATGAAATAGCTGGAGAGCTAATGTTCAACGACATATATCCATCATCCCCAGCTGCATATGCAGTCCATGTTACCTTATCGTAATTGTCTATACGATATACAGTATTAGCAGCTGTCTTTACTAACTTTCTTATAGATACTTGAATTAAACTTTCTCCAAGATATATAGCACCTCCAGCAGTATATCCTTCAAACTTAATTTGAATTGAAGAAATGTCCCCTACAACAATATTTTTATATTGCATCTTTGGATTACTTGTACTAAAATTAGCTATCTCAGCATATAATGATAAATCATATTCATACAATACTTGTGTTGTACCAAATACATCTTTACTCATTGTACCTATATTTGAAGAAGAAGTCAATATTGTATCTAGCGTAATAAAATCACCTTCTACTTTAGCATTATTTATTTCACTAATGCATACGTCTTTTCTATTAATTAAGTCAGTATAGCCAATGTTATTATCTGAGACATCAAATATTTTAAAACTATTTTTTAAATCTATGGCATTCGTATTTGTTTGAATGTCTAAACTATTCTTTTGAAATACTTCCATATCTAAACTATTAGTATTCGTCTGAATGTCTAAGCTGCTCTTATTTTGAACCTCTAACTCAATACTATTTGTATTCATTTGAATATCAAAACTATTCTTATTAGCTATCTCCATGTCCACTGAGTTAGTGTTTACTTGAATATCTAAGCTATTCTTATTGAACAATTCCATATCTAAGGAATTTGTATTCACTTGTACGTCTAGACTGTTCTTATTAAATAATTCAAGTTCAATAGAATTTGTATTTAGTTGAACATCCAGACTATTCTTCTGAGTTACATCCATATCAATAGATTGCTTATTGATGCCATCCAACTCTATAGATTGCTTATTAACACCTTCTAGTTCAATACTATTTGTATTAACCTGCACATCTAAGCTATTCTTTTGATTAGTCTCTAAGTCTATGCTATTAGTATTCATTTGTATATCTAAAGAGTTCTTTTGATTCATATCCATATCAATAGAGTTGGTATTAACCTGAATATCCAAAGAGTTCTTCTGGTTAATATCCATATCTATTGAATTTGTATTTAACTGTACATCTAAAGAATTTTTTTGAAACACATCTAAATCTAATGTATTTGTAATAACTTGTATATCTAAACTATTCTTAGGAGACACTTCCATATCTATAGATTGTTTATTCAAACCCTCTAACTCAATAGACTGTTTCTGCATTCCTTCAAGATCAATACTTTGCTTATTAATTACTTCAAGTTCTATACTTTGCTTATTTACACCTTCTAATTCAATTGATTGCTTCTGAATTCCTTCTAAATCAATGGATTGTTTTTGTATTACATCTATATCAATAGATTGTTTACTGGTTCCTTCCATATCTAAACTATTTTTATTCTGTACTTCAAGATCAATAGACTGTTTAGATATTCCTTCAATATCGATAGACTGTTTTTGAGTACCTTCTAACTCTAAAGTATTCTTATTTATAACCTCAAAGTCTATACTTTGTTTTGTAGCACCTTCCATATCTAAAGATTGCTTATTAGTTGTCTCTAAGTCAATACTCTGTTTATCAACTCCCTCTATATCTATAGACTGTTTACTTGTTCCTTCCATATCAATAGATTGTTTTTGAGTAGTCTCTAAATCTATTGTATTCTTACTAACACCTTCCATGTCAATAGATTGCTTAGACACTCCTTCAAGATCAACTGTATTCTTATTTATTACTTCAAAGTCAATAGATTGTTTATTCGTACCTTCCATATCCATAGAACTCTTATTCATAGTTTCCATGTCTATAGTATTCTTTGACACTCCTTCTATATCTATTGATTGCTTATTAGTACCTTCCATGTCGATACTATTCTTTGTAGCAATATCAATATCGAGAGTGTTCTTTTGAACACCCTCCATATCAATACTATTCTTAGTAGTACCTTCTAAATCAACAGTATTTTTATTTATAACTTCAAAATCAATACTCTGTTTCTGAGTACCTTCTAGATCAATAGTATTCTTCTCTACTCCAACCATATCTATAGAATTCTTTCCAGTACCCTCCATATCTATAGTAGTCTTAGATATTGTTTCTATATCTATAGAATTAAGATTCTCTTTATAAACATTGAGTACAAATTGTTTTTCATCTATTGGATTTCCAATTTGTTCATCTACTCTTGATTTCTGCATAGTTATTCCTTATTAAGATAAATCAGAATTATCATACAATACTCTGTCAACTTTATCAACATCAAACAATACTTTAAAGTCATGTATCTTACAAAACTTTTGATAGTTTAAAGTATTGTAAGAATCTCCGCTATGAGGTAATACTTCATAAAATATAGTTTCTACTGTATCATTAGCGGTGGGTGGAGTTAATAGAAATATATTCCCAACAATCTCATTCTTTTCATGTCCAATAGTTGGTCTAGTTAATTCAATAACTGTACGAGTACTAGTTCCATCTAGATTTGAACAATAGATAAAAAGATCTACAATTCCAAGATTGTCTACTGGTGTTCCACTATAATTCCACATAATTGATACAGCATAAGGAATTAGTCTAGATGAGCCATTGATTAAAGAGATGTTTTGTGATTTCATTACATACTCCTCTCTTGAGCCATAAATAAAGGATCATTATCTGTTATATACTTCAATGAAGTGATAACACATGAGCATCCAGCATTGTATAACAATTCACTTCTAACGCCTACAAATTGAACAAGTCTTTCTGTTTCATCGTTATCAATGATAAATGTTTTATGTGCTCTTCCAGTATCATCAATTTTTAAACTACATGACTTAATTAACGTTTCACCAGAAGCATTTACACCATATACAAGTAATGCACAATCTATACTAGAGCCTTTATATATATAGTTTACATCAATAGCAACTAAAGTAGCTATCGAATCTCCTTGTACTAAACTAATAGGTTTACTTCTCATATAAACCTCCTAGGTCATTACTTCTACATTATCGCTCTGTAATAGAACATCAATATGCTGAACATCAACAACAGCTTTAACACCATATAATGCACAGAATTTCATAGCTGCTGTTACGGTTAATTCATAACAAACAGCAGAATAGTCGCTCAAATTTGTGATAACAAAAGCCTTTGCACATATCTCTCCAGATGTTGCACTTGTAGGCTTATTTAATTCACATTCACAAATCTCTGTTTCTCCAGTAGGTTTTATGCCATATATCTTAAGACTTGCCAAACCAGTTCCTGCAACTTTCATATAATTCCACATTGGTACAAAAGCTACTGAACTAAGAATGCTATCTCCATTCACAAGGCTTATCGGTTTACTTTTCATTTCATACTCCTTAGTAAGTTAATACATTCTCAACTTTTTGTACGTTAGTAATAGCTTTAACACTATGAATAACACCGAAGTTACAATCTGCGAAATCATTTCCAGTGGCTTCAGATAATTCCCACCTCAACGCTAATGATGTTGAAGGTGTAGCATACATATATGTAGCAGTACAATTATCTTTAATATGTCCAACTACGGGATCGCCTGTTCCAGGAAATTTCAAAGTACACGTACCTAATAATGTTTCTCCTAAAGCTCCAATGCCATATATCTTCAATACAGCCTCATTATCTGGAATGGCAACTGTCCAATCTACTGGTATATCTCTATAATTATACAATACAGACACACCTATACATTCACTAATATTCTCCCCTTGAATAAGGGACACTGGTCTACTTTTCATAACTTACTCCTTATTATTAATATGCCCATTCTTGTTCTGGTTCTTTTTTACCATTTATTAACTTATCTCCCCAACGCCAACCTAATTGAACTCCTTTACCCATTGCTAAAGAAGAGAAAATATTAGGTATATTTCCATTTCCTAAAGGATTGAATGTATTTAATGGATTCATCAAAGAACCTATCATCCCACCTTTAGAATATGGATTAGGCATAACATATCCTAACCATCTATTGTCTGATCTCCAATTCTTATACAGCTCTTTTCTAGTCGCATTTTTTAATGCTTTAGCTTCTTTAGCACCACTATTTATAGCTAGATTCTTAATTATATCAGATATTACATCTTTTGATTTAACTCCATCAGCAGTACTAGAAAATTTTAACACTTCATCCATAATAGATTTTTTATCATAATGCTCCATTAAATCTGGATATTTTGATAAAGAAGTTAACTTATCTTTTATAGTGCTCTTACCAGTGTTAGACATTAATCTAGTTAGCTTATTTACAATTCTAGAATCAGTAAATTTGTTGGCTATTTCTAATGATTCATCTACTGAAAAATGTGGACTTTTATCAATTATATTAGTCATCATATTTTTAAATCCATCTACCATTTTAGATTTGTTAACAAACTCTCCGACCTCACCTAAGACTTTCTTACCAATAGTTTGAGTACCTTTAACAGTTTTTAAAGTACCAGCCATAGGCATTAACATAAGTGCAGACCATCCCTTTGACATAGAAGATGCATTAGAATTAGGATTGACATTAGACACATCTTCTGGATTAGGTAAAACTAACTTAGCAACATTATTTATACCGTTTAAATTATTATAGTACTCTTTATAAGATTCGGTATAACGAGAAGGTTCTAAAAAAGAATCATCTTTCCAATCTGATGTTCCAATTGATCCTTGTTTATATCTCTTCTCTCTATTTATCTCATTTAATCTATCTTGCATTATCTGATTACTATAATTCAATTGGTCTCTTGTAGAAGGATTGAATCCAAATTGATTCTCCATGTTACACCCCTTTTCTAAATTTACCACTTCTTAGCCATTTTGAGCCACTTTCTCAATCTCATGATAATTCCTTCATGAAACTTTTAAAACCCATGTAGATCACTTCATTTTTAGACCCTGATCCGCTCTTTCCGAAATTTCTTTTCCCGTTTGTCAATAAACTGGACATCACACTCTTCAATCTTTGAACAATTTGTGCAGTTTCTATTTTTGCACTCTAAAATCGGTTTCCTGACGATTTCTTGTTCTGATGATACTTTCTTCATGAACTTTCTCCGATGCTTTAATTCGCTTTGCTTTCAATGGAAAATAAACAAACTTTTCCATTTTTGCTAATCAATTTCGACATTTCGTAATTCTCAACCTCTTTCCGGTTACAATTACACACAAAATTAAACTTTTCATGTAGCGTTACTAACTTATTGCATACCTGACATCTATACTTACCATTCAAGTCTTTTGTTATACTGATCATATATCTTTCCTTTTAATCTGTTCTATAATACACCATGCTACAAACACCATAATAAACAATATCAGAATAGATTCAACAAAATCTTTACTCATTTAACTAACCAAATAGTTCCACCTAAGAACACTAATATTACAACAGCACCAATCCATGCTCTATCCCACTCTGGTCTTTGTTCTATATTTCCAGCATTAATCCCATTATAAGTTGTTTGTGCAGGATACATATAACCATTAACATCAACCATAGAACTAGGAATACCTCTCCATTGCATAACTATATGTTTAATTGTGTCTGGAGCACTTAAATACTTTAAATTATAATATGAGCTTCCTTTACTAGACCAATAAGTAGTACATCCAATGTCTATATATCTATCTTTATACTTAAATCCTACCTTATATGTAGTATCTTCTTTAATTATCCTTGCAATATGTTTAATATGATAAACAGTAGTATCAACACTCTTTACCCTAGTAACCACACTATCCTTCCATAATATCCTAGTACTAACATCAACTTGTCTTAACTTATAGTTATCATATCCTAAATATAAACATCCAATAACCAACATTGTAAATATAAAGACATATACTTGTTTAATCATTCTTTCCTCGCTTAAATTAAATCCCTCCTCTTGACTTTCACAAGCCCTAATAACATTACAGCATGTATATAATTAGGTGGTTTTTCTGCACTACGGAGAGCGCTGAGACTCTATGTGACTTCGCTTGTTAAGCGTAGAGCTACCTCAACTATTATACCTTAGTAAATGCAAACAAAACAACCTAATTCTCCTTAATATATCCATATGCAAATCCCCAACCGAACAATACACCAAATAAGAAAGCCATTATATACATCATATCAATACCTACTATGTTCATAAGTCCAATTCAGATACTGCTTATCATCTATGTAGTAATTCCCAGTCTTGAATAATCTAGCTTCACATGATCTTCTACCTATAATCTCAGGAGGATTCTTCCACATCATAATAGCATCAACTATCTCATCTACATCTTCTCCAGCTATAATCCTCTTGACAAATGTGCTAGGTTTAGTTGTAAATGCTGTTCTTCCTATATTAATACAGATACTTACCAATGCATCGAACTGATGTTGATTAACCAAATGCCCAACCTTATCTGCTACTGGTTTACTATATCTCTCTAAATCTTGTTGAGTTAACTCTTCTAATTCAGCATCAGATAACTTATCCATCATAAGATTGATAGTTCTATTGCATAATGTAATATACTCATATCCAGGGAAGATTCTATGCCCTACACCTATAGTAGGAAATCCTCTTGTATCAAAATACATCTTCTTCTTCTTACCCTCTAATCCATGTAAGAATTGTATTCCCTGTAAGCTAACTTCTTGAATCATATCTTTTCCTTTCTATCTAATTCTTCATCGTGTGTATGTCTAAGATCATCTATCTGCATCTCTCTCCATACTCCATATGCTTGAACCATTTCACTAAGAAACTGCTGTAAATACGACATACTCTCATCTACAAATCTAAACTTCTTATCATTTACCATATCAGTGTTGATAAACTTCAACTTAGAAAAGTAATCCATAGTACTCTTTTGATGAAACTTCTCATAGAATAGATCAGTAAACTCTTTACCTGCTAGATTATAACCTTCATTTTTAACTGTATCATATAGAGTAGATACGACATTCATAGCATTAGTAAAACTATCTTCATCTCTAAATATACTATCTCTGTAAGACATAATGAAATCAAAGAATGCATTAGCCTTATAAATAGCAAACTTCCTAATAGATTCATTACTAAAGAATCTAAGTGCATTATTAGACACTCTAATAAACTTATCTTTAATCCCTATTTCTGCACTCTTATTCCTCATCTGCTCAGTAAGTTCGTTCTTCATATTCTCTATCTTATTTGCTATATCTGATATGCAAACTACTATATCATTATGAGCAGATTCAGCTTCTTTGATCTTCTTATCGGCTAAAGTCATTAGTTTAGCTTCTAACTCACCATGTATTTTAGCACAATTAGGCATCTTAGTCTCTATGATTAGAGCTATCTTATCCATTGATTCTAGATGAACAGCATTTGCATTACTGATCAGTTCTTGTTTCTCCATTTCTAACTTAGCTATCCTTTCCTGATCTTTCTCTTTAGCTTTGATATTATCCTTGTTTATCCTCCACTGCCAAAGTCCACCCCATACACCTCCAAGACCTAATCCACCAAGTAATATGCCAGCAGCTGGCAATAAAGACATTATAAGATCCATCTCAATCCCTCTTGTCCACCGATAAGGAATAGAAACCCTGCTATTATCTGCTCTGTTGTAAATCCTGCTATCATAAGCTATCCTTTCTTCCTAAAGGAAAGAGGGTATATTTCAACCCTCTGTTGTTTGTTAAGCACCTACTTCTGTTAGTTCTAACCTTACTGTCCAATGTATATTAATAATTACCTAATACCTTTGTGTTCATAATAGCATGCCACTTAATCGTTGTAGATGCCAACCCTGTTACTTTTATAAGTATCGTAGATCCACCAGTTACAGTAATAGATATACCTGTCAATCCAGAAGATATTAAATCAGTGCCTATTGTAGTAGTTGACAATAAACCTCCTGAAGAGTTTACAACTCTGCGATTAAACACAGCGTACTCAACGGCTGGATATTGCTTAACTGCATATATTGATATATCGTTTATATATATCTGTTGACCATTGTTCTGATTGATTGTTTCTGCTGTAGTAGTTGGAGACATATTTGTTTGTGTAGCATTAGTTGTTACTATACCAAGCATCAATTCTCTTGTTCCCCAATATAAGGCAGCTGCTCCACTTGCATTACCATTCCACCCTACAGAATGCTCACCGGTATTTAGTGTTAACCAATTATAACCATAAAGTCTTGAATATGGCTTTGTAGCATTTAATGTTTTACCAAAGATTATGGAATAATTACTTGATGCTGACAGTGTGTTTGATTCGCCAATTACTATAGCACTATTACTACCTACTGTATTACTATAACCGCTTACTAAAGAATATGATCCATTACATGTATTATAATATCCAGAGACAAGATTATGTGTCCAACTATTTGTATTCCCTTCACCAAATGCAGCTGAATAATTACCTGAAACAACATTATCTTTACAGGCAACAAAAGAACATATACCGCTTGCAGTATTATTTTGTCCAACCGCAAATGAATAACTACCACTTGAAACCATTGTATTAGCAGTTCTACTCATCTGTAAATCAACTGCCTTTAATCCTCGTTTATTACCACCAGTAGCAGTATTATCAGGTATTTGTGCTAAAATAGAACCAGTTCCTTTAGCAACTATAGCAAAATCTACATTGGTAGCAGCATTGGTAGCAGTTAAACTAACTACAGGAACAGTACCGTTAGGAGCACTCGTATTAACAGCTTCAGTAAAGTTAGTCAATCCAGAAACATCTTGCCAACTTGGTAACCCACTAACTAATTTCAAATACTTACCATCAGTACTCTTAGCTAATGTAGTTGCTGCACCACTTGTTCCACCATAAATAATATCTCCACTTGCTGACATTGGATTAGTTAGCTTACCATTGAATATATTCCAGTCCGTAGAACTTAAATAACCATCAGAATCGGTATCTGCTGCACCTAATGTATTCTTAATAGTAGTAACAGTCTCATCTCCAGTATTAGTTCCACTAACAGCATTCAATGCAGTTATGTTACTATGAATATCTGTAGAGTAAGTACCAGCCGCTTGTTTTCCACCTAATGCTGTATCTATACCAGCTAAATGAGCTTCAACATCTGGAGTTGCTGCAACATAGTTAGTTGAAATACCAGTAACATTGATAATATTAGCATTGTGCCCTGATGTAGCTGTATCAGTTAACCCAGCATGTAGAGTAGTACCAGGATCACCAGTATCACCCTTATCACCCTTATCACCCTCATCACCCTTATCACCTTTATCACCTTTTAAGGCAACAAGATCCTTAGCAAGACTGCTCTCAGTCATTATACCATTAGTATCTCTATATAATAATTTATCTGCCATCTTTTACCTTAAGCTAAGATAGTTATTTCACCATATTCAACATCGAAACTAGATGTTTTCTCTACATAACCAATAGACTGCAATATTTTACCTGCACCTGTTGAAACTGTAACAGTTGCTAATCCAGGAGTAGATACACTCAAAAACACTGGTTTACCAATATCTGCTTCTACAAATGTAACTGGACAACTACCTGCTTTATATATTGTAGCTGGATTACCAGTACTAACACTTGTCTTTACATACCCATGAGCAGCAAACTTATTAGTTCCTCCATCAGCTTTTCTACAACTAGCTGTACCAGTATTATTATAGAAATTAACCTGATCTCCTGCACTTAAGCTCTCTGTAGCAGGTAATACTACAGTATCCGAACCAACTCCATCTGGCAGCATAGCAGCAGCTAATTTACCACCTGCATCCAACTGAGGAATAGCATTAGCATCACCAGAACCACCTATAGTAGCTCCATTTACCATCTCCTGTATTCCTTCTGCATTTCTTGTTATATATTTAGCCATATTCTATTCCTTTCTTGTTTAACCATTTGTGTTGTCCAGTACGGAGTACTGGAAAACGTGAATCTCATTGAGTGAAGCGAAATGAGAGAGGAAAGGCTAGTCTCTAACAAATGAAGACAACCTTATCCCTCTAATATTGGTTCCTCTATCTTAATTAACATTGTATATTCATTAACCATAATGCCCAACCTTACAGCATAGTTACCTTCATTAAAGTTTAAATTTGTATAAGGGACCATCTCTCCGTCTAATCCTAGAAACAAAACAGTTCCTATATTCCAATGTAAACCATTATTAGTAAATATACCTGCTGTTTTAACATCTACTTCATTTAATGCATCCCCTGCATTCATTGTAATACCTAACACATTAGGATGATCAACATAATCAGCTTTATGAACAATATTACTAAATTGAGTAACAGTCTTACAAGCTCCTATAGCAGTATCACAGAAGTATCTATATATTAACTCATCTCCTGTATTGATACCACTAGTATTCTCTATTTTCTCTTTTTCATCGCTATTTACAAAATATCTATCAACAGATTCAATTATTTTATCTGTAATAGCTGTGAATGAAGAATCTAATTCACTTTCAATAAGTATATCTTCTCCATCCACATTATCAATATAAAGCATCTTTTTCATTAAATATCCTCGATACCTTCACCAGAACAAACAGTATCAGTTATATCGTCAGTTGTAGCAGCAGTAAACAATGCTGAATAAGCCTTAATCTCTGTTGGTCTAAAGATATAGTAAATTGTAGCATCTATAACTCCTTCAACAGGAGTTAACACTATGTCTTCAACGTCATATCCTTCACCAGTAATTTCAGATATTAAGAAATCTTCTGGAGTTCCTATTGTAACAGAATCAATAATATTAGTACCAGTTATAGTAAATGTACCTTCTGCACTGTCTGCACCAACTATTACCTGTCCTCTATCAATTGTAGAACTAAGTGTTAATTCTGCTTTAACCCCTTCTCCACTAACAGCTATCTCTTCTGTTACCATGTCTGTAGATGAGAATGATATATTACCACTATAGGTATCTACAATACTAGGAGTAAATACGATATGAAATGATTGAGTCAGCATTCCAAGAGTAGGATAAAGGTAGAATTCACTAGACCATGTATCATTTTCAACCATTTTAATCAAGAATCCATCAGGAACAGCAACTAATACTCTCTCTTTAAGATTATAACACTCTATGGCAAATTGTTTAACATCAGATAAGGTCCCATAATAAGTATCATCGAAAGCACTAACAGATCCAATAACTGTAATCTTAGGAGTAATATCTCTAGTTCTAGCTATTTCACCTCTGACAGTATTGAAAATCACATTAATCTTATCTCCATTACCACCCTTTAAATAAAAATAACCACTATTTATAAGTGGTACTTCTATATCCCTGGTAATTAACCCTCCTCCATAAGTAACTCCATCCAATACTTCTACATCTGATTCAGAGAATGTAAAGTCTTGAGCAGCAACTATTCTTGCACTTAATGTACCTAAAGGAACTAATATCTTATTATTACTCGTTCCAATTAAAGTAACCTCTCTAGTTAATGCTCTTGTAGGCATCCCTAGACCAAGGAAGTTTGCTTCTTGTCCATTCATTCTGTTAATTGTCCTATCAAAAGGAAATGGTCTATTATCTGCCATTTGTAGTCTCCTTTATTCTTTAATCTCAATGCCCCAAAGTTCCCTCATCGTGCTTCGCCTTGCCTGACGGCAGGCACGCACTAAGGAACAGGTATGGTAAGTTTGTTTATTGTTTATCTATTTAAGTCTAGGTTCTAATTCTACCTCTGACTCATATATACCTAATATCAAATGATTAGGCACGTACCTTAATGATCCAAATTTAAACTTTCCTTCAAACTCTGAGCTTCTGTTATACATGATTATCTGTCCTTTAGCAATCATATTGCTTGTAACATCCTCTCCTATAACTCTACCTAGCACTAATTCATCGAATCCAGTACTTATATCACCCAGATATAGCTCTTTACCGTTAGCCCCGATATACTTTTCCTTAACAGGCTCAACGAATACAGTACGAACACCTTTAATTGTTCTACATTCTTTTGTAATTGCTTCCATTGTTCATGATCTCCCATTTAAAAGATTCATTCTTACATTTAAACTCTATTTCTATAATATCTTTATCCATTATACACATACATTCATACTCATACCATATTTCCTTGATTTCATCCACATTTTCATAGGTATTAGGAGTAATTCTCTTCTTTTTCTTACCATAAAATGTAGCTCCAGATGATACGATAGACCATTTTTCATCATCAAGCTCACATTGAACAGTAACCTTGAACGTACCATTAGCTAAATCATAAGGAAAGTAGTATCGAATATTCATTTGTGAGCCTTATGGATAGATTTTTAAGAAATAAAAAACTTATAATGGTATGTTACTCAAGATAAGACCCAATGTCAAGAGATTTATTTCCAGATTTTAGCTTAGAATAGGGCTACTTCTTACCGAATTACTGTAAATTTTTAGAAAATTTTTATAATTTGATTCATTTTTCTTTTCTGATTTATTCTTTTCTCTTATATAGGATCAATATAGAGCTAATGATAAGTAATATTATAAGAATTATAGTTTTTATGGGTTATATAAGGAAATATCTAAAAATAGTAGAAAATTGTACGCTGTGTCAATATTACTCAAAGAGACCCATACCAAACGGTATTTGAGTTGATTCATTTATCAGTAGATAAAAGAATGCTTATTTGTGGAGAGTTAGACTGTGGGGTAATGTTAATGGTGACATTGTCCTAATTATTTAATCAATATGTCTGGAGGACATTATGGATAAGTATGAAGAGATTATTTACAGACCAAAGAGAACAGTTAAAGATGTATTGGAAACAACTGTTTTGTTTATTATTGCATCTGTTGGATTTGGATGTTCATTTGGGTTAATAGCTTATGCTATTAAGTTGTATGTTATGATACATCAGTGATGTATTCTTATAGGTATATAGGGCTTTAATTAGCCTTATATACTTATATTTATTTCTTTTTTATTTATGTTTATATATACTTAACCAGGACTCCCGTATTTAACGATATACCGTGGGGTAGTAGTAGTGAGTCTATGAGTCTGGTAGATAATGGTGTCTATGCTATGCTATCCTAAATTAATCTCTTGAAAGGAGATTATATGAATTTTGATATGATTATCAAGAGCTTCGGGAAGCTGCTGCTTCAAACCGAAGCTCTAAGGGTATTAGCTTCTGGTAATACAGAAGCGTATCCCCTAATATTGTTATCGCTAATGGCGATGATAGCAGAGGATATGGGTAAGACCATACCCGAAGTCTGCACAATGCTGGTAGATTTTGCTGCTTCCTGGGAGGAAGTATCAGCAAAGTTCACCAATATTGCTATGTCTGGTAAAATGATGGAGGCGATGATCAAGATGATCACTGCTACCCTCAAATAGCCATCATGTTTAAAGGGAGTATAATAGCTCCCTTTTTTCCTTATTTTTTCCCCTATTAGGTAGAGAGAACGAATTTAGATCCCATAATTAAACCTTGATTCTCATTAAATACTACAATTAAACACCATAAACGGTATTTTATGAGTCCTGGTTAAATATCACAGACTGTGGGGTTTCTTTGGGGTAAAGAAAGGAAGGAAAGAAACTCTAAAGAGTATATAAAAAGGTTATTATTAAAATATAATGATCTTCTTATGTATTTTACAAAGATGTAACTGTCGTCGTATGGATAGTTACACACCTGAGAACAGGTAAACACAAAGAAGTCCAGAGTGATTAACTGGATGAGCAGTATACGATGCAACACAATATCCTTATTGTGCTATCTACGTTAAAAGATAGATGATCTCCTTGAATAAGAGACATTTGTAGCCTAATAGTAATATAAGGCAAAATGGAATTAACGATTCCAACACTGGAGAGCCAGTGAGATTGGCTTGACAACCATGTATAGCATGTATCCTTAGTAGGGCTCTACAACTATATAAAGAGGTCAAAAACAATTAAGCTCATTACTCTAACATGAGCAGTTATAGGTTATCTATAAACCTAATGCATGTAACTGTTATTCATAACATGCAATCATCTAATCTCAATTGAGATGTGACAATTAGATGAAACAAAGAATATGAGCATATAACTTGATTGCCGTGAAAGCTTAATCAGAGCTTAGCGATCAACTATATCAACTCTATACTGTCTAGTTAAGACATAAACTAACTCATGTAAGCTATGTAAAGCTAGTGTCACTACTCTCTAGTAAAGAGATATACACAACTCAAAGATTACATATAAGAACTCACGTTCAGAGTAATAAAAACTCTGAAGGATAGTTGTGAGACGTATGTATATTGGGAAAAGAAAAGTAGCGTTGTGTCAAGTATGCAGCCGTTGAAAGAGGCGACATACAAGGAGATAACAATCCGTAAATTGTAAAATCGAAGAAGAGAAACACTCTAAGGAGTGTGTATCTAATCAGGGTTTAATAGACAACTAGACAGCACACTAAAGCTGTGGTTGCATAAAATCCAATACTAAGCAATGAGGAGTCTGAGGACTTATGTCAAACTCATGATAGCTTTGAGGATATAATTCTATATAGGTTCATCACCTACTGAATGTTACTGAAGTATCATCTTTTAACATAGAGGATCCTTAAAAAGGCTCTCCTCATACTTGCAAGTATGTTAAACTGATATGAATGTCTGAGAGTAAACTCAGTAAACAAATCATTGGTTGTTAGTTATCCAATAGATGAAAAACTAACTAGGAAGGTCACTCCGAATATCAACAGTTGTTGACTGATGAATTGCAAAGTGCTATTGAATCAATGCAAGATTCAGGTGATCAAATCTCTTAATCTTCCAAATGAAGGAGGTACTAATGGAAGACATGAGAGCATCATACAAAGATGCCAAATCTAAAATATATTTTCACAAAAGTGATTGTGATAATGTATGTAAATTTGTTATCGAAGATGATGCATTCATGAAAATTAAGAGATTTGGAGAACACAAGCAGAAGAAACTAAGGTCTCTTCTTCCTGAATATGGTGAAAAATTCATATTCGTTTGTTATGATGAAATCATTATCAGTAAAGTGGCAACACTTACTAAGTATGGATGGATTCAGAATGAACAGATGAATTTCACCAAAGAAGGAAGAACGCTTAAGTTCAACAAAGCCTGTAAAAAAGAAAATATTGATATAACTGAAAGAGACAATCTATCATACGGTGATTCCGTATATAGAATGTTCTTCTCACTTCGGTTAGAAGATATGATCTTATCTGGAACAGGCTCTGCTCGCTCTTGTTATCAACCTACAGGTGCATATTTCCAAGGTAATATTACATATTACACATCTGGATATGCTATATTAGTAGGTTTGAAAAGCAGAAGCGGTGAACTTATAGCAAGATCTTGGATCCAGTTCTCTAAAAGTCTCAATTCCTTAGGTCACACATGTGGCTATGGAAATGAGACATATAACACTAACCTTCTCAGGAAGAAACTGCGTAACTTTGTGCAGTCTTTCATGAATAAAGGAAAGTGGATCTCATCAGAGATGATAAGTACCCGTATAAAGGGAAAATTCATTAAAGATGGAAAGAGAACTGGACATTCGACGTGGTCGTGTGGAGGCTATTACAATGATCTTTATCATAAGACAAGTGTTTGTACATTTGCTTATGTAAAAGGAATTGCAAAGCCTAGCGAGTTCTGTTTTAAGCATGGAGTTAACTTTAGCTTAAAAACAGGAAAGCTCACAGACTGTGGAAGGATATGCTAGTGTTTCCCAACACCAGGGAGAGGCATATAAAGATGGAGAAGCCTCTCCTGTGGTCTCCATTAAGGAGTAATTATGGTAGATATTAAAAAAATACTGACCATGAGTGAAATAGAACTACAGAAATTAATAATAAGAACAGCTAAAAAAGCTGGTCTATTAATAATAAACTGTAGTGAATATATCATTTGTTATTCCAATGAAACAAGATTAACGCTCTGTTCGCATTGGGATACAGTGCTAGACATACCAAAAAGAATAACAGAAGTCAATGATTTCATATTCTCAGGTATTGGTCTTGGTGCTGATGATAAAGCAGGTGTTTATATCATGCTGTCGCTCATGGAACAAATGCCAGAATCATTTCATTTCGCATTCTTCAATCATGAAGAAACAGGAATGATTGGTTCATCTATGTTTACTAAGCTACATAAAGAGCTACCGTTCAACACGGGAGGCTTTATTGGTCTTGATAGACATGGAGACAAACAGTTCGTTACCTATGGACAAGGAAATAAAAAACTTGAGAAAAAATTAGGTAACGAATACAAGAAAGAAACAGGTTCATGTTCAGACTGTAAGAAACTATCTAAAGAGTACAGTCTAGCTATGGTCAATATCTCTGTTGGATTCTATAATGAACATACGACAGAAGAATATTTAGATCTAATAGCTATGAACAGAACACTGAATCTGGTAAGAGATAAGTTAGCTGATTGCTCAGTTACTTATATGATAACAGAAAAAGAAGCGTTTGACTACAATAAATGGAGATCATCATACAAATACAATGATGATAGTAATTTGAACGAATATTATAATAATTTCGGAGGATAACATGTTAGATTTAAGACTTAAGCTAAAACAAAAAAACTTAAAGTCCGTTGAGTTTTACTTAACTGAAGAACCTTCAGTTAGTGATATTGTCGATTTAGACGATATTGAAATTGAAGAAGACTCGCTGGAAACACAGGTCATTGATTTAGAAGTTTCAGCTATGGCTGCTGGGCTTTTACATCACATAAGCCATGCAACAGGTAATGATTCACGCTCTAATTGTGGCAATGTCCAATCTAATGGAGATGAATTCTGGCAATGGGTAGGAAAAGGACATTCATTCGTATTTAGAGCCTATTACATAAGTCAGAAAGGAACAAAGGTAATAATACCTAGTTCCATTTCATATGTTCAAAATCTATAATTAAGAACCGAAACAAGAGCTGTATATGATCCAGATTATGACCATTGTGTGTCTTCGGCTCTCATATATAGCTCTTCCATAGGTTCTATTTGAAAGAAGGTATTATGTTAAGGTTGATGAACAGTGCTATGATGCCAGATGAAGGTACTTATAAGTGCCATCGTATAGGTAAAGTGGCATTTATAAACATGTTGAACTCCACTGAATTTGAATCATATATTGGGTACGAAAGTACTGCAAACATGATTAAACAAATGGGTTGTTTTAAAAAAATAAATATTTCAAGAGAACAAACCATCGTACAGGATGGAGATGTTCTTCTTATTATTAAATTGAAATATAGGGTTGGCAACCCTAACGACAAGAGACACTTGGAGCCATCAGAAGATGACTTTGAGTTCTTCGTTATTCAGTACAACACCTGACTACAATGGAATGAGAAAAAGGAAGATAAACCAAACATATATCAGGATTTGTTAAACTCTGAATTTATTTTAGGAAGTGTATGTATAACATAGAGCATATGAATTTTATAGTATTGTATTGTAGATTAATGGGTAAATATGTTCCCCGACATATCGAACCTTACAATCACGACAATGCATACCATGCTCCTACGGTTAAGACAAGGAGGATATACCCTGCATCAACAGGGGAGACCTGACATAGGAGATTAATTGATTTATTTATATTATATAACTTATAAAGCACAATAGCCTGAGCATGCTATAACAACTACTCATTTAAATAATGGATTTTTTGTTAAATAAAGTAACTCCCATAAAGAGTTAGGCTCACACAGTCAATGGATGAGTTACGTTCAAATCGTAATATGGGAGCAATTTAGAGATACTCTCTTGTAATCGTAGGTGTGACACCATTAACACTTTGGTTACAAGAGGGATTATCTCACGTATAATTAAATAAGGGGCAACTATGATAATTGATATAAGGGGTACATTATATAGTTATCATAAGCCTAGGTTATCAACTATATTGTATCTTCAGACTAAAAAGAAATACAATAAAACTAAAATAAATAAAATTGAAACTAACGAGTGGTTATCTTACCATAAGTCTAACAATGGTATAGAAAACTATTCCAATTTCACAATTATAGGAGGTCACCGTGTTTAAAATTAAAAAACAAACTAAAACAAGAGCTTTAGATATACTTGGTTATTCAACCAATTATCAACAAGCTCTAGCATTGGTTAATGAAGTAGAAGAAGAACACCAGGAACTTATGTTCTCTTCTAAGACATACCAAAACGAGTTCAATAAAACTATGAGGAGAACAGAATGAAAACAGTGTTGCAGGTAAGAGCCACTTATCAAGGCTCTTACCTTAATGTAGATATGTTAATACTTAATTTAATTAAAATAGGAAAACTAACGAACGAAGCTGGGAAACAATTTTTGAATCTAAGTCTAAGATGTATAGATAAAACATCTGAAGACTTTGAAGATTTAATTAATGAATTAAATAAAATAACGAGAGGAGAACGGATTGAATAACGAAACAAAGCATGTAACTGTATCATGGATATGGAAGACTCTCCTTATCCTGATAATTATGTTTGCTATTTATGGTGTTGGCTCACTATTAAAGCAATCGTATAACCAACCAAGTATTAAGATTGTAACAGATTCAATTTATGTTACAATAGATTCGAGTAAGGAAAAATAAATTGTTAAAAAAAGGATTGGAAAGATAACTAAAATGATTTATCTTTTTAGTCCAAATCTTAATTAACGAAAGGAATTACGATGAGACTAAAAATTGTAATTGGTGAAAACACGCTAAACGGTATCACTACTGACTCATTAGAGTCAATGGAACCTATGTTAGTATCTATTGGTAAAACTAATGAAATGGTAGCAACAGTTACAGAAATATTTCAAGAAACTATTATTGAATGGGATGATGATGAAGACGATGAGGCAGAAAGAACAGTAACCTCAACAAGAAGAATCTCAGTAGCAGACATGCAAGCTAATGGAGATTATTCAGTAGTCTTTGCCGTACCTCCTCCTCCAAAACCAATTAAGTTCTGTAAACTTGTAGGTGAACAAGCAGAAGTTGAGTTTGCAACCGAACCAGGGATGACAGTCAATACAGCTATTGAAAAAGCCATGGACTTATTAGGCTTCTCAATGGATTTATCACAAGTGACAGTTGTTGTTGATGCAGACAATCAAACAATGCAATATCCAGAATCTATTAGAAATGAACCGATAAGAGAAGGTTCAATCATTTCGATTTTAGCAATAGGTAAACCATCAAGGGGTTAATCTTATGGCTATTTCTAACAGAGTAAAGCCTTCGTTTGTAATAACAACAGATGAAGGATTGCTAAAATCATCACCATACCAAATGGTAATATCAGGTCAACAATGTATTCCAGAATTGGAATTACAGAAATCAATACCTGAGTTATCTATGTCAAACAAGTTAGAAAGAATCAAGAGATATATAGTAGATGAAGCAGTAGAAATATCTGGAGTTATTAAAAAGAAAATAACAATAATTCCAGCTAATTATACATTCAATATAGATTCTCTTGATAAAACAATAATAAGAAATGTTCTCTATTATTCACTAGATTATCCAAATGTTTGGTTTAATGTGCAAAAAGAAAATGCCATTACAATGAGACAAGCTATAAATATATATATAAATTCAAATGTATATAAAACTATCTATGGTTGTAATCTAGCTGGATTGAAAGACAAGATATTCCTTAAATCATATGATGAATATCTTGAAGAAGAAGAAGAGAAAAATAAAGCGGTTATATTGGAGCTAATCAATGCAAACAATAAGAAATTAGAGAATCGAATTGCAAATGCATATTCTCAAATTAAAAGTAATGAAGATTCTACGTTAGTTCATTTCAAGAATATATATGATTGGAAAAAGTTAATAGAAACTAAAAGAGAAACATTAGACTTACCTAAAGGTGTAAGAATACAAAGTGAAAACCTAGTGATGAATACGAATGATATAATTGTATCATTTGCAAGTAAACGGATATACTTTGGTAAATTTGAAGTAACCTATAAGGTATCTGAGAGACAAATATTCATAAGAAATACAGAATTTAAAACACATAATGTTTGTCATCCTCACATATCATCTTATATATGTTGGGGAGGATTCAAAGAGAAGATTACTACAGCAATAGAGGATAATGATTTTAATAAAATGTTTGCTATTGTAATGGTATTCTTATCAGAACACTCAGATATATCAACATTTGTAAAAGCGTTGCTATTTCCTCATATAGATGAGAATGGTAAACTAACTAACTTAGCTAATACTAAATTCCATGATGGAAAGAGAGCAGAAGATTATGATTTCAATAGATAGAACATGCTATGAGAAAATGCGTATTCTATGCGAGTATTCCAAGATTGAAGTATGTGGCACTGCATTATATAAGAGTGATCTTATTTATGGATTCTCTCTTACAGAATATGTAGGCGCTCATAACATAGGTAATGATCGTTGGGATTTAGCAACAGGAGTACATGTAGTATCTGATGTTCTTCTCTTAGCAAAAAAACAACAAGAAGCTAGAAAGCAACAAGCAGTACTGGTAGATTGGCATTCACACAACTCTATGGCTGCATTCTGGAGTGGAACAGATGAAAATAACATTAGAACATTCCCTAATGAATATCAACTAATATCAATAGTTACTAATCATAAGGGAGATATCTTATTAAGGAAAGATACTTCATACTTTACTGGAATAGAGACAAGACATTATAAAGAGTTTGCTCTTACAGGTAAAGGTATGGGTGAAAAGAAACGGTTAGATTATCTTAAAGAGATAGAGAAATACTATTCTAAAAGAAAGGAGTTCATGCAACAATGGACAAAACAAGACAAAAGGATCTCCTCAGAGAAGAAGAATGCTCAAGACCTATATCTATTATAGGTGTTGGAGGAATTGGTTCGCCTGTTGCTCTTTGTTTAGCAAAGATGGGATTTGATAACATCACTGTTTATGACTTTGATACTATTGAACCACACAATATACCTAATCAATTCCATTATCCTCATAATATGGGAAGACCTAAAGTTGATTCTATGTGTGAATTAGTAGAAGACTTAACAAACTCTACTCTTCATACAAAGAATACTAAACTGACACTAGACTCTCCTGACTTATATGGTATTGTAATCTGTGCAATAGACAATATGCCAGAGAGAAAAGTAATCCTTAACCTATGTGACATGGCTGAACTATTCATTGATGCAAGAATGTCAGCAGAAAAGTACTCAGTTACAACAATCAATCCTCGTCTTAGTCAAGACATAGATTTCTTCAATGAAGGATACTATGAAGAGGGAGATCAAGAACCATGTACTGCTAGAGCAATTATGTATTGTCCAATGGCAATAGCAGGAGACATAGGTTCAATAGTCAAAAGACACATAATGAGTCAGAAGTATCCACGGTTTATGTATCGTGATTTACTTGCTGATAAACAAATAATAAGATACTAGAAAGGAACTACTATGCCAACACCTGCTAAAGAAATCATTACAGAACAAGTCGGAGAACTAACTGTAGAACTACTACCAGAGACTGAGTACAAAAGAACTGAAGAAGGAGTACTAATCCTTAAAGATGGTAAACCACAGAAGTTAATCACACGTGATGTCTATTGGACAAACGAAAGACTAGAAGAGACAACCCCAAAGGAATACGTTACCAGAGAGTTGATCAATTCACTCACAACTTACAAGGCAAACAAGCTCCGCATTGGGCTCATTCAAGGCGTTTTAAAGTTTATCAATGATTCCATGCCAAACAATGCAAAACCTCACAAATGCCCTGTTTGTAAACAAACTGAGCTGATTAAAATTGAACTTGATGGAGACCGGTACAAAATCTATTGCTCCAATCCAGCTCACGCTTCACTTCAGATGCAACTTCAGGGAGTTGGAAACGAAGAAGAGGCAATCAAGAACTGGAACATAGTCATGTAGTCACTTTTGAGACAATCCCTTACCATTCTATCATGGTGAGGGAGAATCTCAATTAAACGCAAGTTTGACAGCAAATTTAGAGGTCGAAAATGAATGTCGATAAAATTTCCAGACTAATGAATATAAGGAAACTCTTTGTCCTATTATACACACGAGCAGGATTTGGAAAAACTACATCCTTATTAAACTTAGAATGGGAAAGAGTACTATATATAACAACAGAATCTGGATTCAGAGTTTTACAAGGTATGTTAGTTCTCATAGAGAAACTTTATGATGAAGCTATACTCACATCTAAAGAAGAGACTCTGGCTAAATTCAAATCAGAAAGACCAGACATGTCTGATCAGTTATTGGAGACCTATAATACAGCATTAACACATAGGTTAAGTAAACCTAAAGACTATCTATTAGAGATAGACCACATTAGTGTTGACTGTCAACAGGATCTCTTCTCAAAGACTATATGGGATGCTTATAATGAAAAAGCAATGTTCCATGGTATAGACATGTCAAAGAAAGATATCATAGTAGTCGATACAATCACATACTATTCAGATATTGTAGTAAAGGAAAGACAGATAGCAAATGCAAACAATAATAACAAATTTGCAACATGGGCAGAACATGCTACAGCTATTAAAACCTTACTAGACAATCTAGTAGTATTAAGAGGTATTAAAGTAGTAATTGGTCATGAAGGTTACGATAAAGACTTAAAGAAGAGAACATTAGCTCTTCAAGGTGATGCTGTTAAGACAGATATCTCAGGTAGATTTAACGTAGTCCTATATGGCACAGAACTAAAAGATGAAGATACAAACAAGACAACTCGTGTCTTTATAACTAATCCAGACATCATCCAAGAAAAGGTTGATGCTAAATCACAGGATCCAAGACTTAGTGAAATTGAAGATATGGATCTAGCTAAAATATTATATAAACTCTCATAAGGAGAAATTATGCCTTCAGTTTACGTACCTAAATACTATTTTCCAATTACTCTAGTTGGATACATTGTTGAATCATCTAAAGACGGTAAATATAGCTTTGAAAAGCTACTTTATACCACAGTAAAGAAAGATGGAACAGTATCCAAAGACTGTAAATTAACAATCACAGATGGAAACCGTGCTTGTCTAAAAGGAATTGAAATCTCATTAACACCAATCCTGGGAGCAATCTCTACATGGGAAGCTCGTATTGGTACAAGATTCTCTATTCAATGTAAAGCTATGCTTATGGCAAGTAAACTTGATCCAGAAGGAATGCGTGAATTAGCTCTTCATGCAACTAAACCTACAATTCTGTTAGCTGATACTCCAGATGTAGCTTGGACAGAAGCAGAAGTTGAAGCAATTAGACCAGTAGGTAGAAAGCCTTCAGAAAAAGGAGCGGCTCCAGATGCATCAGCTCCACCAGTAGTAAACAATTCAAGTGACTACTAGATAATTCTCGTATAAGGAGTACTTAGGTACTCCTTCTTTTTATTTAAATAAGGAGAAGATATGAGAATATTCTCACCTAATCTATATGATCGTTCTATTAAAACTATAGAAGAAATAGCTCACTATTTATATTCAGGAGATAAACCTTTAACAGGACATATCTCTATTGGAGCATATACAGATGAGTTAATACAATATTCAGCTTCTAATGGTAATTCAGTAGCTCAATATAATGGGGTTATGAATGGAACAATCATACCAATAGACTTTGATCTAAGAATAGATAAGCTAGAAGAAGAAGCAGTTAAAGTAAATTGTCTCTCTGGTGATCTATTACCAAGATACTTGGATCAATCAATGTTAATTCTACAACCTATACTTGAAGAATGGGATACATTAGGAATAGAATATTATTACTTCTTCTCAGGTAATAAAGGATTTACAATATATCTCTCATCTGCTCATTTAATGAACAAAGAAATATATGAAGAAAGATTTGATTTATTATGTAAATCTACAATAGACTTATTAAGAAGTAAGTATCCTACATTAAACAATAATTATTTTTTAATAGATACTCAACCATATAACAGAGTAGGAATGCTAAGAGCACCCTTCACTGAACATGAGAAGTCTAAAAAGAATAAGTATATGTTAATACCTAAAGTTCCTAAGACTCACGGTCTAATGTCATCTTATAATCAAGTAGGTAAAGTATGGCAAGAGTCTAAGAAGATATATCCTCAAATACTTAAACAAATCTTTTCAGAGAAACAACCATCTTCTATAATACTAGGTGTGTTGCAAGACGTAAGAGCAACAACAGTTACACAAGAGATTAAAGTTTACACTAAACCATACTTAATGGAACATTGTATATGGACTATGTGGAAAAATTCTCTCTCATCTTCACAAGGAAGAGAAGTAACGGGAATGCGTATTGCATCATGGGCTAGTAAAAGAGGGTTGACACCAGCTATGGCTATGCAACAACTACAAGAATGGAATCAAGGACTATCAGGTAAAGGATCATTAGGCAAGCCTGAACTTGATAACATAATGAAGAAGTATGGTAAGTATAGCTATAATTTCTGTAAAGATGATTTATCATTAGAATTCTGTTGTAAATCTAAAGAATGTCAATATTGGCAAGCAGCAGAAGGAACTAAAGATATAGAATCTACGGAAAACAATATAAAGCTATTAGACCAATTTGATCATGCAGACAAATCAGATGCAATACAATGGAACTCTATATTCCCTGGATTAAGAGGTATATTCTATCCTCAATTTGGTCATATAGGAACTATAGGTGCTGCATCAGGAGTAGGCAAAACAGAAGCCCTCTTAACTCTCATGTTAGAGAACTCTCATGTATATTGGATATTCTGGTCTTATGAACAACCAATAATAGAGTTAATGGGTAGAGCAAGAGATATTCTTGGGCTTAATGGAGTAAACAATTGGATGGAGATACTCCATGAAAAGACTAAGCATATATTCTTTATTCGTAATGGATCTATATGTTTACAAGATCAAATGATAATAAAGAGAAATTTAGAACAAATACACAATATTCGTATCAAAGCTATGGGATCAGATTACATGGGTATTATACCAGTACGTAATCTTGATACGGGAAAGATAATGAATAATGAAGAAAACTCTATTCCAGCAGCAGCTAAGATTATAAAAGATGAAGCATTCAGAGAGCAAGTATGTCACTTTGTTACAGTACAACCTACAAAGGAATACTCAGCTCATGGAGCTCTACTCTTAGAACCAGAACATATAAAATATGGTCAAAGTATCCAGAGTATGTCTGATGGACAGGTAACACTATCCAGACCAAACATATTAAAAGATAATGATTGTATGTGTGCTTTTGAAACTAAGTCTAGAGGTGCTAAATCTAGATCAATATCTGTTGTAGAACTAAAAGATAATCATATAATTATGCCAATACTTTACACTAAGCCATTCAAGCTATTCAGAACAATAGAAGAGTGGAACAAAGCATTAAAGGCGTTATAATGAATGAATTAGTCTATACTAAAATACCTATGGTTATAGAGTCTCCTAATGATCTAACATTTGAACAATGTAAATCCATAATGGAGACTAACAGCCTATATTATATCATAGTTGATCCAATAAGAAACTATGCAGAATTAAAAGCATTATTCTATACAGAAGGATATAAATGGATTAAAGAACAATCATTTACATCTTTCTATTTAGATGAAGTAAAAGCATTCAAATGTTCATGGGATTTTAAATGGATACAAATCAACCCTACTTTAGGAGACAATCAACTCATATTGACTACAATTAATAAATGCTTTCCAGAAGGATTTATCTTCTATGTGGGAAATGAGATATTGGACAGAAAGGGAATAATATGACACTTGATTATGTAATAGCAAAAAAAATAATAGAGTCTTCTAGAACAATTGAAGAAGCAAGCCTATCAATTAAAGATAGAGGATATGAAGTTGATCAAAAAACACTAATATCTCTATGGGATGCTATTAAAGGAACTGAAACTAGAATGAAACAACCAAAGATAACAAAGAGTAAGCCTAAGACTACACAGATGGTTACAGGTTTACTAAACGTACACTCACACCTATTAGCACTTCTATCAGAAATTAAACCAATTCCAGAATGTAAAGCAATCTTTGACAAATATTTGAAAATAGTCAAAGAGGAATTTTAGTCAAAACTCAAAGCCATGCGGGGCAATTTGAAAACTTTATGGAGTATTTATCATGAACTAATCAAATGCCCTCAAAATGGCTAAAAAGGGGCAAATTCAAAAAATCAAAATCTGAACTTTTGAAACCGAAAATCTGGAAAATCAAAATTGGATAAATTCAAAAGGGAATGCCTCAAATCAATCAAATTTCAGCAAAATTCAGAATCCGCAAGCAATCTGTCACAAAATTTCAAAACAGCTAAAAACAGCCCAAAATTGATCTAATCTAAGAGGTGATAAAAAGTATGGTAATGCATACACCTTTATGCGTTACAATAATTTTTCCAACATCTTCAATAAGAAAAGTTGACAAACATAAAAAAATATTGTATCTTTCATTAAATTAACCAGGAGTGAAAAATGAATATATGGATTAGCGATCGTATTCCTATTTCTCTAATGAAAGAATGGAATATTAATAAAGTAATTACCATAAAAGCAGGAACAGGAAGAGGAAAATCAGTATGGGCTATGAAGCAATTATATGAACATGCTAAACAAATGAATAGAAGAATACTTATATTGCAGAATAGAAGAGCAGCAGAAAGTCAATTCATAAGAACTATAATAAAAGACTCTAAACAAGATGTTATAACAGTATCTAAATATCAAAATCTCGAAATGAAACTGATAAGTTTAGAACCTTATTATTATATAGTATGTGATGAAGCTCATTACTTTGCAACAGACTGTGCATTTAATCCTAAAACAGATATATCTTACAAAGAAATAATAAAACATGTAGGATTAAAACAAATAATATTTATGACTGCAACTGGAGAAGGGATATTTGAAATGGTTAAAAAAGAATTTGAAGTTATATCTTATGATTTTGGATCTGATTATTCTGGAATAAATGGAATAACAATGTTTAATACAAAAGATTACATTGAAAACAAGTTATCTACATTAACACAAACAGGTGGTAAAGCATTAATATTTTTAGATAAATTAGAGAATCTAATTGAAATGTTTGGAATATTTAAAGACAGGTCAATGCTAGTATGTGCTCAATCAAGACCAGAATACAAAGATTTAATAGATGAATCATTAGTCGAATCAATGACAAATACAGCAAAAATGCAAAAACAATTCTTATTCGCTACATCAGCATTAGATACTGGATTTAATTTAGAAGATGATACTATAACAGATGTATTTTGTGCTTCTCCAGATATATTTAAAATAGTACAATGGATTGGTAGAGTGAGAATACAGCAAGGACAAAAAATACATGTGCATATTAAACATGTAAACAAATATCAAGCAATAGCAAAATTGAAAGATTTGCAAGAAACAAAAGCAAAATTAGATGCTTTATACAGAGATATTGATGAATGGAAAGAAATGGTTTATAAAACACAAATAGATCATAAAATGTTCTCGCTTCCACCTAGATCAAATGAAATAGAAATAAATATAATGGCTGAAGCAAGATTATTAAGGCAAATAGAATTCTATACAATGATTATTAAAAAAGATAATTTTATAGAAGAAATAGAAAAAGAATTTAAAATAAAAATAAAATTCTATGAAAGAATACAAGAGAATAATAATCTAAAAGAAGTATTGCATAGCTATTTATATCTAAAACTTATTGGAAAAGAAACAACAAAAGAGTTCTATAATAAACTAGGATTGAAAAAAAAGTATCAAGATGGAAGTTATACTTTAATAGTAAAACCAAATGAAGCAAATGAAAGAATAGATGAGCTTGGATATAAAATAATCAAAGGAACATCTAGGAAAGGCAATTATATTCAAGTAGTAAAACTAAGAGAGGAAGAAAATGGATAAATGTATCGAATGTATCAATTTCAGAGGACCAGATGGATAATTTTGAAGAACGATTAAACAATATCTATTTAGCCATTATAATTTTATTAGTAATGAGTCTTATGTCAAGATAGGAGTAATATGAAAATAAGAGAGATAGTAAATAAAGAGTTATTTGAAAAACTTCTCTTATTAAGACCAGCATATTATGATGGTTCTGTAGAAGAAGGTTATAGAGATAAGCTCTTTAAGAAGATTAAATCACTATTAACACCAGAGTATAAAATAGAGTTTTATCATCATAATAAGAAACATGAAAGAATAGAATTGTATTTCTTCAATAAAAAAAGTGGATACAATAGTGACTGGATAGAAGTGTATAAGACTCAACCAATACATAAAGGTGAGGATATAGACGATACAGAGATTAAGTTCAGAAACAACAACTCTGGTAAATTACCTAATCCAATAAGAATAAGAAAAGATTTAATAGTAAATAACAAACCATTCTCTATCCATGATATAATGGATGAGATAACCTATAATGCAGACGATGATCTGCCATTCTAAGGAGAATATATGCAAGAAGAACAAATAGTAGAAGCACCAGAAACAAAGATCCATTCTAGTGGAGAGATTGCAATGTGGATCATCGAAAAGATGAGAACATTAGGAGCTAAGAAGTCAACACTTCAACAAACAAAAGAAGTGTTGGCGTACCTAAGAGGGGCATTCTATAGAGAATGGAAAGAGGAGTTTGTAAGGGTAGCTAAAGAAAGAGAAACTCAACAAGAACTAAAACCAGAAGAGGTCGTTCATGGCGAAACCATTATTAATCAATGATATTCAATTACCAAGACCTCTATATGATGCAATGAGTAATGATGAATACAGTCCAGGAAACTCTGATTATACACCATCTTCTTTATGTCAAGGAACAAAAGAATATTGGGGTAAAAGAAGAAACAAAGGATTAAAAAGATATGCATCTAAATTATGGGCTTCATTTACTGGAACAGCAATGCATAAAGGATTAGAATACATGTTAAGATCAATCTATAAGTGTGACTTATATGGAAAGATCTTTGAAAGTATGGATCCTTGCAGAGAAGCAATATCTAAGAATATTACAAATTGTAAAGAATGTCCTTATATAAAGGTAATCAAGTTATCAGTATATAAGACAGAGGTTCACCTAGAAGTAAAATTCAATCAAACAGCTAAAACTCTAAGATTGCCTGAAGAAAAGATCATTGGTGGAACAATAGACTTAATAGAGGTTGACAATGAAATAATCATCTGGGATTATAAAACAATGTCAACCACACAGTACATTGATGATAACAAAATTGCAGAATGGACAATCAAAGGTAATATATATGTATGGCTACTAATGATGACTAAGACAATAGGTAAAATAAACCATCTTAGATACATACCTATATTTAAAGATTGGACAACAACTAAAGCAGAAAGATCAAGAGATGTGACAGACATACCGGCTCCTACAATTCCATTAGAAATATGGAGTAGAGCAAAGGTTGAAGAATTTATCTATACTCAAGTAATGAGACATGAAGCATCTAAAGATACTCCATTAGATGAAATACCTTACTGTACAATGGAAGAGAGATGGGAAAAACCAACTCAATATAAAGCTCTTAAGTTTACTGATGGTGTACCAGGAAAGAAAGCATCAGCAGTTAAAGCAACACAAGATGAGATCATAGACTTCATAAACAGTAAGAAACCAAAGAAGAATGAATGCTATATGTGTCAAGAATTTAAAGGAAGACCAACAAGATGTATGGGTTGGTGTGATTTAGGAAACAATGGTTTATGTGACTATAAACAATTATACCTAGATTCACTTAAGGCAACTCCATTTGATGAAGACGATTCAGAAGAATAGATAAATAGCCTTAGTTTTTGTTACGCTTAATGGTTTTACTACCTGTACCATTATGAAAGACTAAGGCTTAACTTTAGGAGAACAAATGGAAGAAAACAATAAGTATTTCCTAATATCTGAAACAAACTATCGTAAAGATATGCAACAGCTACAGAACAGATTATTGGGAATAATGTTAAAGAATTCAATGGAGAATTCATCTAAAAGAGATGAAACATTAGTCAAATCATTAAGACAACTAATGAATGACATAGAAGAGAATGTTATGAAAAGTAAATTTGCTAAACCGGAGGAAGTATGCCAAACATAAATCTTAATCAAGGAGCAGAATATTTCTGTGATCAACAAATGATAGATCTAGAATATGATTCTGATTCATGCTATATTAATCCACATGTAGATAAATGCAGACAATGTTATGCATTCTGCAAGCAAGATTATACAGCTAAGATAAGAGATGAAAAACAGAAACAATTCATTAGCCCAGATAGTATGAAATGGGAAAAAATAACTATATGGGAACAAGAAAGGGAATAATATGAATTACTTATTCTTATACCTACTAACAATATTAGATTCAATTTTATTATTTATATCATTTGTATTTGTATTTACTTTAACATTTGAAATATTAAAGTTTTTCCTATACGTGATGGGAGAACAAGATAATAAAATGTATTTAGTACTAAAATCAAAAACCATACTAACAAGAATATTGTTAGCGATATCCATATTGATAATAACGTTTGTTCCAAGTAAAAACGACACAATTACAATATTGGTAGAAGGGAAAACATTAAACTATGTTCAACAAGATTCTACATTACAAAAGATACCAGAACAGTCAACTAAATTAGTTTATGAGTTTATTAATAAACAAATAAAGGAATTAGAAAGGAAATAATATGGAAGATCCATTAAGATCAACAGGAAGAACGATTAGAATAATTGATGAATTAATACAGAAATTATTTACTACAGGCAAATGTGTTTGTAGAGATCATTGGGACACTCCTGATACGTCAAGATTTCTAGCAGAAATGGTTGTAAGAAGAATGACCTATGAGCATTCACAGAAAGTGATTGTGATCTACAAAAGGAAAAGAGCTTACATTGAATTAAACAAAGGAAGTATAAAATGAAACAATATCTACTAACAGAAGATGACCTTGATAAGATTATATTTAATCTAATACAAATGAGGCTAACAACAAGTGAAACAAAACAAGAATATCTTTCACAAGAAATAAATGATATAATCTTGTGTAAGGAAGTAATAAAGAATTAAAAAGATTATAGATGTTTGAAATCTTACTGATCATATTCACCATTCATGCTGAGGCTGGCAACCAAAGCATGAGTGGTAAGATAGGAGTATACTGTGTCATACGTAATAGATACGACACTGGTAAGTATGCTAACTATATGGAGATTATCCTAGAACCTAAACAGTTTAGTTGCTATAATAATCCTCATATAATATATGCTTATTGGAAAACATTCAATTGGCAAAGCATACTTGATGGATTAAAAGTAATAGCAACAAATAAAGACATAACTCATGGTGCTACATATTATGCTCAAAAGCAAATCAAACGTAAATACCATGGCAAACTAACAGTTAAGATTGGTAATCACAAATTCTATAAGGAGAAGAGATGGGAAAGTATGAAGAAATGATGCATAATATATATGCAAAAATAAGAGCGAATATAGCACCAGGAGACAGTTGCAAATCAAAACAAGGAACATGCATCTATTTAGATGATCTATTTCATAGAGAAAGAACAAGATCATGTACTATATTTATGGGAAAGATAGAACTCTATGAAATGAAAAAGTTACCTAGATGTAAAGAGTTCTGTGATTATATAGGTGATAAAGAATATGAACATCAAAAGGTAAGTATGACAATACAAGAATACTGGGCTAAACTTGTAGCAGCAGGATTGACTCCAGAATCTAAATATGCATGGGCTGATAGTTCTCAATACAAAGATGGAATACGCATTAAAGTATGGATTGGGAAAGATGAATACATAATTTTACCTACAACTTTAATAGACAGAATAGACAAACCAATTCAACTCCGCAAAGACGGTATCGACTTAGTTTATCTTGAATGGCGAAAACTAACCAAGCAGGATAAATGGAAAGAGGAGACTTATGATAACAATAATTAAGAATAAAGAAGGTAAAGGATTAACCTTCCAAACACAACAGTATGAGACAGGATTATATGTCATTATTAATGATAGACCAGACTCTCAATACTGTGTAAATAAAACAGAAGAGAAATATCATAAAGGTTTAATTAAGACTGCTGTCACTATAGGAGATACAGTAACCTATACTCCATATCCAGAAGTGCTAGTAAGAGCATTAAAGAAGAAAGCCAAGAAGGAGGACACATGAAATACATCAAACTAATACAAGAGCAACCTCTATGGAATGCTGGCTACTGTCAACACTACGATTTCTCGTTAGCTAACTCATGTGAAGAATCTAGGATCGAAGCCATAATTGAGATCGCTAAAGTATGCAGAGGTGATAAGCCTATTGCTAATCCAGAGAAACTATACCAACAACTGTTGACAGAGCATGCTGGTAAACCAGGAGAGATATTCCAATTCATACCTTGCATAAGAACAGAATATTCACCACAAGTAGTAAGATTCGGTTATACAAACGAACATAATGAAATACTCACAAACCTAAGAGCATGTTTAGAAGATGGTATAGATTATGATTTTGACAAACAGATCAAAGGTTTCCATGTCTTCAAGCTAAAGATACCTCTCATGATAGTACCACAAATACTGAGGCATGGACAGCTAAGCTTTATGCAACAGAGTGAAAGACATTGTAAGTTAAGAGAGTATTACTATTGTGAAGACTTCAAACAGTTGCATATGCCAGACTATAAATGGAACTGGTTTTGCAATGAAACAGCACAAGTAAGATGGGATGAGATTCAACACCATTTTGACATTAGGCAAGAACTCACCAACAAAGGCTCTCATGGTCTAGCCTATACTACTCTATGGATAGCGGGTTGGGAAAAAGATCCTTCTCAATGGAAGAACTTCTTCGATGTAAGAACAGTAAATCCAACACAAATAGAGCTACAACAAGTAGCTAAAGTAATGAAGGAGATGATGTATGAATGACTGGGTAAGAGATTTAACATCTGTAACAAAAGTATTGATAAAAGACAATAAGCGTTTATGGAATACAGGGTACTTTGCTAATTATCCGTATCCAGAAATATCAGTATGGCATGAACACTGGACTGTAGCAGATTTGATTAACAATCACTATTGTAATCATAGGAGTTATAATAGCCTAGAAGAAGCAATAGAAGGAGAGTAACTATGACAACACAAGAAATAATAGATGTAACACACGAAGATGGTTCACCTTGTGGTATGTTGGAGGAATGATAATGACACTAGAAGAAGCAGATGAGATAGTAAAACACAACTTCGGTAATAACTGGCTTAACACAGATTATGCAGAAGGTAAAGCGTTTGAAGCTATATGTACTTGTGCAACAGATTATGAAAGAGATATGACAAGAGGTAATATCTATCAAATAAAAATGATTGGTAGAATATTGCCATGTAATCCATTATGTAGTTTAAAAGGAAACACAGATAGGAGAGCAACTTGTCATGCAGATAGATTTGTAAAGATAAGAGAGATAACATGAGTGGTTATTGCAATAATTGTTGTGTCAAACTAATAACTAGTATGAAAACATTAAATATGGAAGACAAATCATGGATAAAAAACTTACATACGAAATAATCAAGAAAACAAAATACAGGCAAACTGTAATGCAAGCATACCTAGATGGCGAAACTATACAAGGTTATGATCTGCAATTCAATGAATGGCGTGATCTTACAATAGAACCAGGATGGAATTGGCAATCAACAGATTATCGTATTAAACCAAAACCTAAGTATAGACCATACAACATACATGAAATAGATATGTTAAAAGGCAAATGGTTAGTAAGGAAATATGATAGAATAAATGCTATGGTCGTAACAATAGAAAAAGAAACCATACATTTCTGTCAAGAAGGATCTTATTCATTACAAGGAATATTGACATCGTGGACATATGAAGATGGTTCACCTTGTGGAATACTAATTGAGGAGTGACATGACAGACTACAGACAACCTCCAACTCAGGAAGACCTGGAGATAATATATGATCTTCCTGATGAGGAAAGCAAATGGTGTCCTTGGTGTAAGGCATACTACTTCAAGGATGAACAAGAGGAGCATAACCATGAAGTTTAATGTGAAAACCTGAAGGTAGCCACCCTCTTAAAGGCGAATGGCTATCATGCGTAAACTATATCAAGGAGAACTAAATGAGTGACTTAATGCAAGATACTCTAATAATGACACTACTAGGATTCGCCATAGGAGATATGGCGTATAAATTAGCAAGTATATTTCTTAAAAGAAAGGATAAGCATGACTAAGTTTGAACTACTAGTCTTCTCATCAGAGAACTGCAAACCATGTCAACTCTACATACCAACGGTTAAACAGATATGTGAGAAGATGCAGATCAACTGCAAGATCATCAAACGAGAAACAGACAAAGACCTCTTCGAGTGTTATCAAGTGTTAAGTGTACCAACAACATTACTGTTAGCAAATAATAAAGCAGTATGGTCAACACCAGGAGCAACAAGTTATACAAGGCTAATAGACAAGTTAATTGAGTTAAAGGAAAAATATGGAAACTAAAGAAATAATACCATTGCTAATAGCATATGATGAAGGAAAGATAATAGAGTTCAAGGGAGCAAATGGATGGGAGACATCTTATGCACATCCTTCAACATGGGCTTGGGTAATAGAACGTAGAATCAAACAATCACCAATGTATAGGAAATTTGAAGAAAGTGAAACCCATCTATTAATAGGTAAATCAATATGGAGAGAACTTAATTCAGAAGGATCCAGACAATTAATATTCATAACTCATATTAATCAATTTAAAACACATCAAGTAATCTTTGCAGCATATGCTTGGTCATTAGAAGATCTATTTACAGAATGGAAGTTCTATGATCAAACAACTAATACGTTTACTCTTAATCCAGTAGGCATATTGGTAGAATAATGGATATAGTTTTAGAAGTAACTCGTAAGTGCAATCTCCAATGCACACATTGTTTGAGAGGTTGTGCTCAGAATAAGACCATAGATGACTATGTGCTATATAGGTTAGCACAAGAGAAGATTCAATCCCTACAAATAACAGGAGGAGAACCAACCCTTGTGCCTAATCTTATGCAAAGATTCAGACAAGCAGGATTATATCCAGATGATGTATGGGTATGCACTAATGGAGCAATATACAAAGAGAAGTGGGTTAGAGACTTCTTTGAGTATAGAAGCCAATTAGATTATAAAGATATAGAAGGATTATCAGTATCAGTAGATGCATTTCATCCAAGTATATCTAAAGAAAACTATAAAAGATATAGTAAATTAGCAGCAGATATGGGAGAAGAAGTATTAGAGCATTCTAAATATCTTGATTATCACAATGTGATACCATTGGGTAAAGGAGAGCAAATAGGTGGAGGATGGTGTAGAACATACGAATGTGAATGGAAAGGTAAACCAAAAACAGAGGAAGGATATGACAGAAAGATTTATATAACAGTAGATGGAGATGTTATATATGGTAGTAATTGGTCTTACAAAAGAATGCAATATCTTTCTCTGGGAAACATTAAAGAGTATTCAATCTCATACATACTAGAACAAGCAGAATCATGGTATCGTAGTATTTACTCTCGTATTGTAAAGAAAACAGAATCTGAACTTAAATGGAAGAGAGGTAAGTGTGACAAAAACAGAAATAGCAACTAAGATAAGACTTCTTAAACTTAATCTATTAGATTCAGAGAGAAGAATGAAACTTGGTAAGTTATCCAAAGAACATTATAAATCAATGGAAATTGATGTGAACAACAGAATTAAAGAACTAAGAAGAGAGCAAGGTAAATAACAAAGGAGTATTCATGTGGAAAGCACTGAAGTGGCTAATTGGATTATTTGATCCACCAATAGAACAAAAGAAAATAGAGAAATCTATTGACAAAATAGAGAAAGATGGTTACATTACTAATATAACACTACAAGATGTTATACAACCTGAAGTAACCATACCTGTTGAACAAACAGATTGCGAACAGGTCTCGAAAGAAATAAGTGTCAGAGAATTTCTAAATGTAAAACAAAGAGGTTTGACGAATGCAGAATGTAAATCAGTTCTAGGAGTAGCTTGGGTCTCAATAAGACAGGGAGCTACTCCAAAAGAACTACTAGAATACAATGCATTAGTTAAACAAGACAAAATCAACAGATTAAACATAAACAGGAGAAGTATATGAAACCAGAAAGATTCAAAGAAGTTTATGAAAGTATCACAGCAACAAAACCAAAAGCAGACCTATTTGACTACGCTGTAAAGAATCTATTTACAACAACGAAAGCAATAGACTTATCCTTAGCTTGTTATACAGTAATGTCGTTTTGTGAATCTATGGCTAATGGGTATTCTCTTAACCTTAGAGAGCTATCTAAGAAAACACTTACAGAAAAAGCAAAAGAATACGCTGTAAATGATGATAGATTGTGGAACTTTAAAGACAACTACGCTTTCACAAGTGCTTCTCCAATAAAGAATCTATTAGGATATATCAGAAAACAAGCAACAAGCTGTATGGATGTATTAACCGATAGATTACAGCCTACAAAGGCATTAGTTCAAGAGAAGTTTGGAGATGTATATAATTACTGCATTCTTCTATTAGCAATCATTAAGGAGATGGATGATGACCTTTGCAAAGGAATTAGCCCTGAAGGCTCTTCAGATGAAAAAGATGAGTCAACCGATAACAACGATTGTAAAGACTGTAAAGATGAAGGAGAGTGCAATTCTGAAAGAGCTAGACTCCTTGCAAAGCTTATTATGGCAAGACTATCCTAATATCTATGAATACACAATATTCTACAATGATAAGGAAATAGGAATATTATGGGCACAGGAAGATGACTTAAAAATAACAGAACACATAACACAACAAATAATGAGCAACATTAAGTTGAGGAGAAGCGATGAACATCCCGATAGATAGACCCAGATCATCAATAAGACTATTCTGTGAAAAGTGTGGATATAAGAAATCCATAGACGACTTTCAGAAACTCAATGGCAAGCGTTTAGATATATGTACTGAATGCTTTAGTGAACAACAAAATAAACAAATGGAGACTAAAATGGCTAAGAAAAAAGCAGACAAACAAGTAGAAGCTACTGAAACACCTAAGGTTAAAATTGTAAGAAACTGTGTATCAGGTGCTATGAGTGCTAACATTGAAGCAATCATGGAAAAAGTAAAAGCTGAATATGACATTACTCAGTATGTTCTCGCATCCTCTATTGCTAAAAGAGATGTAGTTCAACTATTACTTGGTAAAACAGACAAAGGCTGGGTAAAGATTCTGAATACAATGTACTTTGGTGGTGAATACACTGTTAAATCAGGTATCAAAAGAGAAGGTATTGATACTCTATCTTATGAGAAAGTAGCTCTTCCTTCACTTAAAGCAGAGATTGATGCTATTTATGAAGCAATTCCTAATAAGAAAGTACATAACATTGAAGATGAGAAACTTCAAGAATGTTTCGTATCAGGACTGTCAATTAACCAGGTATGCAAATTCTTCCCTAGATACAAAAGAGAAAAGGTTGAATTGTTCTATGCACAGCGTACAGTAGAACCAGAGACAGAAGTAGCTGAAGATTAAACAATAACTAATACAGAACAAAAAGAGTGGTATAAAAGCCACTCTTTTTTATTTATATTAAACTCTTATAAAATAAGAAGGTTATTATTCAGAACTTCATGATATTTATATTTACTTTATTAGCAGTATGGATGGGATCACAATGGGATGGAAAAGGAATGGCATTCTGGGGATGTTTAGTAATAATAATAGGCTTTATATTCCCATTTATAGGTTTAGCATTAGTAATAGGAATGTTATTTTCCAGACATGGATTTACATAAAAAAGGGAGCTTAATTGCTCCCATTTATTTTTTTTAACTTATTCTAAGTATCTTATATATATTTTTATTAGAATAAATAAATTTTCTTTTTTTAGTAGAATAATACAAACTAACGATCCCTTTATCCATATTAATTACTACACTACATTGATATAAATCTAACAATCTATGTCCTAACCCCAAAGCATTCTGTTCATTAAAATCATCCCAAGTAAAACTAATAGCATTACCAGTAGCATGATTTAAATCTAATCCTTTTCTACAATCTTCAGTTAATTTGCTTCTACTAACAAATCCTTCTACAATAGTAATAGGTCTATTAACATTAGTAGATATAATCATACCAATAGTAAGTAAATTATCTATATAATCATTCTTTAATGCAAAGTTCATTGGATTAAGACTCTGCATATCAACACCTTCACTCAACATAAAATTCATTCTTTACTCCTTAGTTAAACATGGATTCTGTTTTTATTTTTCTAGGCATTAAATTATTGAGATAACTATTATTTTTTACATACCTATCAGACTGAATATCATCTAACAACGATTGTAATTGTAAATTTTGTTCTCCGGTTCCTTTATAGCCAGTAATCATTTGTTTACCTAATTCAACTCTTTCACTATTTAACATATTCATTCCAGATAGTGTGTTCATTCTATCGGTAGTTGCTTGATCCCAACCATTCTTAGCATAATATTCTTCAAGATACCTTCCAGACATTCTAGGAGTATCGCCTCTTTCATCTAAAGCATACTTTACGATATAGTTATTCTGATCTTTAGTTCCATGATAAGCGTTACCAAATAGTCTTCTTCCTAAATCAACTCTCTCTTTAGTAGAAAATTGAACTCCAGTTCGAGCTGAAATATCTTTAGTTTCGTCGTCATTCCATTTTCCATACATTTTAAACCTCTTTTCAACCGTTTATTTAACTTCATAATACTTTCTCCATAAATCAAATCGAATACGCCCTAAAGCCCTGTTTGATGCCTCCATTCCTTTTCAAACTAAATTGTCAATCTGGAAAAATGGAGTCAAACCAAATTGAGATCCAGAGACTTGAAACTTAGTGCCAAACAAGGCATTTAAAGCGATTTGATCAGTTTATGATGATTCCCAGGTTGGTCTTTTATTTTGCTGAAATTCATAGTCATTTGAATTGAAAACGACTACTTCAACACCGCCGGCAAACAATCCTAAACGATTTTTCAAAAGTTCAGGTCTGCTTAAAATAAAATCCAGAATCTCATCATTAGGAATTGCCACTTTACAAGCCATTTTAGAGGGGTTCTTTAACTTCATGATAATTCCTCCATTATTTCAATCAAATTTCAATTCCTGACAACTCTGATACTAAATTCAAACGATTAAGCAAACATAGATTGTTGACCCTGAGCTTGCTGTTCCTGACCACCACCGCCTTCACCTGCCATGGCTTGAAGCATTTGCTGTAACTGTTCTGGATTTTCCTGAGCCATCTTTAATACTACCTGTGCAATAGCTAAGAATTGTTCTCCTGATACACCTAACTGTTGTAACATTTGTTGTACTTGTTCCATGTTGTTCTCCTTATTTATTTTTAATTACTTTATTACCTAACTTCATAGTAGAGAAGTCAAGCCCTTTGGTTAAAGTTATTGCAGATTGAGCATCTTTAGCTAAATGAAATAAGAATATTTGTTTCTCTCTATCAACAGGAGATAAGTTACTCATATATTCTCCTACTTTAGCTTGTTTATCTTTATCAGGTAATTGAGCTATCTCTGGATTGTTTATAAAATAATTCGCAGCTATTAACTTGTTATCATTAAGGGAAATCCCTCTATTGATAAACATCTGTCCTAAGACTTCATCAGCATTTACATCTCTAATTATTGTATAATCTTTTTCAGTAACTAACTCTTTCCATTTATTAATATTCTTTCCACCATTGTCTTTGCTGGATATGTTATAATAAATAGATGTGGCTTCTTGTGCTTGGTAAGGATGTTTTTTACCATCAGACTCATAAGTCATACTTATTTTTCTAAACTTAGCAGGTATTACAGTAAGTCTTGACTCACCATAAGTATCTACATTCTTCTCAAACTCTCCTTCTATAATCCTAGCATAAGCATTCCTATTAGCTTCTCCATTATAAAATACGATATTGCCTTGAAGATCAGCTACATTCTTACCATTATCAGCTTCAAACCAAGCTCGCTTTATTAGGTGAGTCTTATCTACACCAGCCTTAGAACCACCTTTAACATAATCCATGTCAACACCTTGTTCTGATTGTGGATACCTAGGATCTTGTTGATAATTTCTTTCACCAGAGAATTGACGATTAGTACCAGTAAGTAAAGAGTTACGAAATTTATTCAATTGATCTACATTCATAACAACAGATGAATATATTGCTTCCTTATCCACTGATGCAATAGCTGTTCTAATTGCTGGATTTGTAACACCAGAAGCAGGGAATATAGATAAATCAGTAAATGATAAATCCAATAAGTCATGATCTCCAATATTAGTTCGCATAAAATCTCCTTGAAATAGATATTATTATATCTAACATATTGTTTATATCTTCAGAGTCAGCTTTATTAAAGAAAATATTCATATTGAAATCTGAATTTATCTTTACTTTAATTGCTTCATCAACTAATCCAACCTTAATGTAATTTACTATTTGATCACACATATTTTCTTGCGTATTATAATACTTATTATTTCTCTCCATAAGAACCACCATCATACCAGTTATCTTCTATCTCTGGTTGTAACTTATTAAGCAAAGACATCTTATTACCATATTCATTAGCATTATTATGCCCTCTCTTATCAACCCACATACTAACTCCTAAAGGCTGTGTAATCAAACTAAGCATGTTTGCAATAGTTTCATTCTTTGTAGCAGGGGCTCCTGTTTGCATATATGATATACCAGAAGCTGCCGTCAATGTAAGATTTTTACTAAGAGTCATGATGTCAGAAGAACCATTTGCAAATGCTATTGGAGATGACAACAATTTGGTCCAATTCTTTTTCATATCATAATATTCTTCTGTTTGCAATGTTAGACCATCACCCATAAATGGACTTACTATTTTAAATGTTTTAGCGTATAAATTCATTTGATTCTTAAGAGCTGTTTCATAAGTTGGATCTTGCACATTAGAGATAAGCCTACTTAACGCACTAATTCCAGGATCAGGTTTTAAGAAGTAACCAGCCATATTAGAAACGACTCCACCAAGTGGAACTCCACCAACCCATCTACTAGCATTCTTACCTACCTTATCCCATGCTTTCTTAGAATCTTCTTCATTACTATTTAATGCTTTAGCTAAATCAATAATACTAGTAGCAGAAGAATAAGATGATGTACTAGCTAATATAGGAATATTTAAATCCTCATTTTCAACTAAGTACCAATAAGCAGCATAAGCTAATGCAGCAAATACAGAGCCTGCACCAACATGTCCTCTACTTGTGTCCATGATATGTTTACCAGATATAATATCTGGAATATCTTTAGCGGCTATACCAAGGTTTCTAGCATTTCTCATTAAATTCATTCTATTAAAGTTGGCTATCTGTCTAAACATCTGGAATCCTTGAACAGTTCCCCATAATAGAACATCGCTAACAGTTTTAGCATCTCTTACATTAGTCCATGTTTGAAATGATTTACCCCATTTACTAAAGTTACCAAACATTAGATAAGACTTCTCTCTAGCAAAATCTATTTCTGGCATCATCCCTTTAAGAACTTTATCTTTATACACTTGTGTAAACACTGTTGAATTGTCTTCAAATACTTTATTTTTAGAATCTTTTAAGAACTCTGTTGTTTTATTCATTACCATATCTGATACAAGATATTTATTAATACCCCTTATCTTATTCTCAGACCAAGCAAAAGAAAACATCTTATTGTTAATCATTCTATCACCAATATTATTAAATGTATTAGCAACACCAAGAATTATTCTATCTGCAGTAGTCTTATCTTCAACATTAAGATTAAGTTTATTTAAACTAATCTCTATACTCTTACCGCCAGACATAAGATAGTCTCTAGTAATTATATCAACAGTCTTTTTTAATTCAGAATCAGAAGTGACAGTATCTTTCAATGATTTATACCTTCTTCTAGCTTCTTTAATATCATGAAATCCACCAACACTAGCAGCAGATTGTATAGCGGCTAATATATTAGAAGTAGCTGTACCAAATAACATTATACTTCCCATAGTGAAAGTCAATGCTGAAGCCATAAGATTCTTCATATGTTGTACTGATCTTGATGGAGAGTCTCCAGATAAGTTCTCAGATGACTTTATAATTCTATCATAATTCCTTTCTACAACAGCAGCAGCATAAGGATCTCCTTCTAAAGCTCCATTTGCTATAGCATTCTTAACATTTGTAGCAGTTCTTATCTCATACAATACATTTGTAACTCTTGCAAAAGCATCTATATTACCTAACATAGCTTCTCTTAATGGAATATAATCATCTGAAGTCGATACAGCAGATTGATGAAACATTCTTATATCTCCAACAATCTTTCTACCTGCTGAAGACTTTCTAAACGTTTCTAACCAATGATCAGAACTATATTGAGGTATATAATTCTTTTGTATATTCCATGTATCAGTTGCTTTCATAAATTGCAACTCTGATTCAGTTGCAGTTTTATCATCAATAGCTTTCTGTATTAGGTCTTTCAATCTATTAATACCAGTAGATAAATAATATACCATTGATCCATCTTGAAAGTTCTTTTCAACATCACTAGAATATTCTGATGCACCAAAGTTGAACTTGTTAAACATCTTCATTGCTACATCTAATTGATCAAGGACACCTTGATTAAATATAGTTTCATTAGATTCTAATTTAGATAGTGATGGAGACATTTGATTAATTTTAGTCATTATTTGAGATTTAACATGATCTGCTCTAAGTATAGCATCATTCTTTTCTTGAGATGTACTATCTTTAGCTTCAGAAGTAACTAATGCATCTTTATAATTCTTATACATAGGCAACAATTTATCAACATGATCATAGTTAAGAGAGAACTTATAATCTTGATCATTACCTAATGTTTTATTTATCTCTCTTTGAAATGTATTAAAAGATTCATTTAAATGATTCTTCTGATTCTCATTCCATGATTCCCATAACTCTTGATCTGCTACTATCTTATTAAGAACAAGGTCTCTCTTTTGAAAAGCATCTAAGTTATAAGATTCTAATTTAAGAAAATTACCAATACCTACGCTAACTTGATTTAGCTTTTTAGTGGTAGCAAATTCCCATGACCATCTTTTAACTATCTCTCCAAGAAACTTGCCATTAGCCCGTATTTGTCTAAAAGGTAATGGAGTATCAAAGAACCCGATGTCATTCTTAGATAAGTAATCTTGATGCATTACTCTTATAATAGCATTAAGTTTATTATCCATGGTAGTTTCAACCTTACTTAACTTACCAAACGATGTCTCTACATCATTATGGTTAATTGGAACTCCATCAAATAGATAGCCAAAGAATTGATCTATTCCATTTATATTAAAATAGTCTCTTGTTTGTTTGAAGTCTGAAGAGTCACTTATAATATTCCATAGTTTTGCAACTTCTTCTATCTTCTTTTGCATTCTAGGGAAGTCAGTTGTCTTATTAGCTACAAACTTCTTTACGCTATCAGCATATTGATTTAATGCTATTCTACAATTTACAGTAGTATTGCTCATTTACGTACTCCATTTAAAAACAAAATGTTAATTCTGTATTGTCTAATATTCCACCAGTCTTTCTACCTACATCACTAAGTAACAAATCTTTTTTCATTTTGTCAACAGTTGTATTCATAAAAGTTCTAAAAGACTCTTCATTATTAATCAAACTACCTTGCATTGTATCATTATTCTTAAATTGCTTTAACGTAACACTATTTATTCCCATGTCAAGCAATTTAGCTTCTGTTACAACATCATTTCCAGAATGACCGATTATTGTAGAAAATATTTTAGATACTAATTTCTTATTAGAGTCAGCTTGATCATAACTATTATATATCTTAGATGCCTGATTAAATAATGATTCTGTGTTAATTATTTTATTATCACCTAACCCAACAATCTTATTAACAAAAACATTATTGCCTTTTGCATTAGTCTTATTTTCACCTTGAAACTTAATCTCTAAAGCACCAAGCATTAAACCAACACTTGTAGCAAAGTCCTTAGTTATATTTAACTCAGGAAACTTTTCTTTCATCTTTAACATTAAGTCATTTGTATCAGATATTCCAATATGAACTAATTCATTAGATTTATCTTTAATTAAATCAGTAATCAATTTCTTATTAACTATTCTTTTGAACTCTTCATAAGATTTAATAAACTTATGTACAGGAACATTCTTTACTTTTGTGGAACCACCAAATGGAGACCTAAGTGCTACTCCATTATATAAAAGATCAGAACTTCTTACAGCAATTTCATTCTTATAATTATCTCTAACTACTCTTAACTGTTCTACAAATGGATCATTAACTCCTTCAAGATTATTCAGCTCTTTGTTAATTTGATCAAACGTAAGTTCACTAACATCAAAACTATTAGAAAACCATTTATGGATAGTTTTCAATGAGAAAGACACTGGAGATAATTCAGTGGATGCTATAGCATCTCTAATTATGTTCCCGGTAGCGTGATGATTTTCTTTGACTTGTTCATCTGTAGTTTTACCATTAGCTGTAGTTCTTTTAGTGACATAAGCCTCTAATGAAAACTTTTTATTTTCAGCTTCTGATTCATCAATTCCTACATAAAGTTTAACTTTCTCAGAAAAAACCATGCTCTTAGATAACATATTAACATGTTGAATAAGTTCATTTGTCTCATCTTCACTATTAGCTATTAATGCTAACTTCAAATCCTTAACAATATCTACACCTAATCCAGACATAGCTAACAATGATCCCATCTTATTATAATAGAATAAATCATTATCAATATTCTTAGCAATATATTTTTGCACATTATCATAACTAACAGGGTCTTTACTACCAATAACATGTTTTTTATAATCGTCAACATTCATAAAGCCATAAATCTTTTGAGTAAACATCATTTCTTTAGAATCTTCCTTACTAACTATCATTATCTTATTACCAGCTAATACAGCATTAAAATC